CTATTTGACCGGGTTTACCACCTTCCCAACACGGCGGTATACGCGCTGGGTCATGCCCTGAGTGGTGTGGCCAAGTAGGTCAGAGGCATCTTCCAGGCTCACAATTTCCGATGCCGCCTTGGGGCGAATGTCGCGGAACTGGAACTGCATGATGGCCGCTGCCAGGTCGGGGTCTTTGTTGGCCATCGCCTTGGCAGCAGCCCGTTTCCTCGCCGGCTCAAACCGAAGCCGCAGCATGTTCTCCGTCAATTGGGCGCCGTTCTCGTTGGTGATCAGGTGCGGTCGGTTGCGGTCGAGTTGATCGAGCAGGCGACCAAGGCCTGTGCGTAGCCCATCGATGTGCAGCCGGATGCGCAGCTTGGTCGAGGTCTTGCCCTGGCCCACCATTAAGAAATCATCGCCTACGTCAGCCCAGCGCATCTTGCGCACGTCCGCCGGCCGCTGCCCGGTGAGATAGGCAATATCCATGGCCAGGCGCAGGTCTTTCGGTGCCTCGAGGTATAGCGCCTGCCAAACCTCGTCGGTGACATACACGTCGCGCGGCTCTTCCTTGTTGCGCCTGACGCCCCGCGTGGGGTTCTCTTTGTTGTAGATGCCCCATTCCCTGGCCATGTTGAACGCATGGGAGAGCAGGGCAATCTCCCGGTTTGCCCGCACTGGTGCCGTCCTGGCATCGCGGTACTGGGCGATAATCTGCGGGGTGATGGCATCCATCGGCGCACTGTCGAACGCCTTGTACAGCTGCGTCAGGCACTTGCGGTTATCGTTCTGCGTCTTCACGCCCTTACCTGGGATCACGTCCCTGTCATAACGCCGCAGCAGATCGCCAACTGTCTTGGCTGCCAGCGGCACCTGCTTGCGCTCCAGCTGCGCCCACTTCACCCGCGCCTCATCGGCGTCAGTCCCCAGCGGTATCTCCTTTCGCTTCCCTGCATCATCCCGCCCGGCGTAGTAGTAGCCGATCCATTCCTCGCCTGACTTCAGCTTGCGCACCCGCCGGATCATCCGTGGCGGCAGGTCGCGGTTAGCGGGTTTCTTCGGGCGCATGCTTTACCCCACGCGAGACAAGTCCAGCGACCAGGGCTCGGCCACTGCGTTTGTGGTTGATGGTTTCACGCCGGCCAGCTTGAGGCGGGCGTATACCCGGCCAACAACAGGGCGATTGGCCCCGCTGGTGACGAACTCCCAGCCTTTCAGCTTGAGCCAGGCGATTTGTTTGGAGGGTAGACGATAGCCGGTGATCGCAACCAGCTCGTCGTCTTCCAGGGTTTCGGTCTGGTGACCGATTTGCTCTGCTGCGCTCATGGATACCTCTCTACCCCTATGCCGGGGAGGGTGGGAAGGGGTTAGGCTGCTTTGCTCTGGCTGGTGTGGGCGTTGCGACGGTTAGCCATCTGCGCCTGCAGGCGGTATGTGTGGAAGCGCCGGCCATCGGTGGTGATGATTTCCGGTGCCAGGTTGGCCAGGTCTTCTTCCAGCATGCCGAAGTAGAAGAGACATTCGCCGTCGCCGGCCCACTCAGGCTGAGCAGTTGCCCAATCGCGAGCATCCGCACAGCCAAGGCAGGTCTTGAACGAATCCATGGAGCCTTCCCAGCTTCCTGATGTGAGCTGATATTCCTGGCCAGGCTGGATATGGCCACGGCATTCGCAGCACACATGCTGCTTTTTGGCCGTGCGTGTGCTGACAGCTTGAAAATCAGGCATGGCAATACCTCTCCACCGGCATGGCCGGCACAGTTGATTGGGGTTTGATCGGGGTTAGGGTTGGAGTGCTGCGATTCTTGCGACAGCCAGGTCGTACAGGGCGCACTCTGCGCAGGGCTTGCCAGCCAGGTCGCCGTTGTCGCTATCCCATATGCCCGGGATTGAGTGGCCGTGATTCGGCGAGCCGGAGCGGCCACGGTTCTTGCGCCCGACAATCTCGACCAGGCCGCGCAGCAACTCGACCAGTTCAGGGTCGACCATTTGCGCGGGCTCACGAAAATTGTCTGGCGCAACGACCTGTGGATTTCCTTGCGTGAAAGCCTGGACTAGCGACTTGATATTCTCGTCACTGAACGGCGGGTCTTGCGCGTACTCGTATTGGCGGTACGCCGCCTCGACCACCATTCGCTGCGGTAGGCCAGCGGAGAAAGTACCGGCGCCTACCTTGGCTGGACGCTCAAGTACCGGCTCTGCCACTTGGTCGGCTGGGTGGGTGTAGAGCGCCCTGAATTTCTCCGGGCAGCTGCCCAGTATGCCAAGGTCAAAGTCAACCTTGTCTATCCTGTCCCAGTTCCCGTATCGCGATAGCTGCTGATACTCCGCAACAGCCTCGCCCACTTGGCTGGCCTTGGCGCGCAGCGCTGCTATTTCAGCTCGCAGCTCGCGCACCCGCTCATGCTCAGCCATGAACCGCTCGCCGCTCACGTATCCTTCCGGCGCTCCGCATTCGGCGCACGCTTTCAGTTCTTCGGCCATCGTTATGTACTCCGCTGCTGGTTGATTGCATAAGCGGCGGTGTTCTCGTCGCCCGTTTCCTTGTGAGCAAGGTTGCCGCGCTGATTGGTGATGAACATTCCTTTCGGCAGGAACAGCCTCGGGAACTTGTCGTGCCAGCTTCCAATATCCGGGTCGCACGCAGAGCAGAGAGCCCAAGGCTGAGGCTCTACGCCTCGCCAGTCACCCTCAACACGCGACCAAAAATTGCAGGTCGCTGTGTTCTCCCGGCAACCGCATTCGTAGCACTGAAACAGGCTCATGGCTGCACAACTCCCACCATTTGCCCGCTCAGCTGGGCGGTTTCTTTCATGTCGGCGATAAGCGCAGCCGCGTGCTCGCTTGAAATCGCGTACAGGTAGCTGCTGAACGTGCCGTCCGGGGTTGTGAAGTCGAACGTGAAGAGGTGCCATGTCCGGCCATCAACCCCGCAGCTCATTGGCAACTCGATCTGCTTCTTCAAGTTCATGGCAGTCGCTCCCAGGTTTCGGTGTTGTTGAGGTCTTCCCGCTTGGCGTAGAAGCTGCGGCCGTCTATGCCCTGCAATTCGCAGGTTCCGGCTACTTCGAAGATCACGCAGCCTCGCCGGCCGCTGGGTTTGTGCAGCCAGCGTTCAAGCTGTCGGTTGATGCGCTGCACTTGGGCGCTGTCGGTCATGCAGCCTGACATTGCAATGCCTCCTGAATGGCTGATGCGTTGATGATGGCGATGCCAACCTGCTGCGCCGTGTAGCGCTCAAGCGTGGCGCCGCGGCTATCAATCCAGCCAGGCAGCAGGGCAACGACTTCGCAGGTGAGCATCTGGCGCAGGGCGATTCGCAGATATGCCTCCCAGGTGCCGCACTCTGGCGCCGGGTTCTCGGCTGGGTTCTCGACGTGGTAACCCAGCGCCCGCAGCCTGGCTGCTTCTGCGTTGAAGGCTGGGTAGTTGAACTCGGGAATGCCGGTCATTGGCCCGGCAAGGTAGATGCGGCGCATGGGTTACTCCTTGAGGCAGGACATGGAAGCCAGGCCGCGCTCGATGTTTACGACACAGAGCAGGTCATCGGTCGTGAAGCTGTATGTCTGGTCGCTCAGGCCAGTCAGGTCGGTGCCGACACGGATGCACATCAGCGTCAGCCCGATCACGATCAGGACGTTTATCAGGTGCTTCATGGGTTACTCCGGCGTGATGGGCGTGCACCGCAAGCAGCGGCATTCTTCGGCCGGCTTGCGCCAGGTGCGGCAGAAGGTGGTTGGGGTCATGCCGCGGCCTGCTGCTGCGGCTGGCGGAACACTGGTAAGGCTCCGGCCTGCTCGCGAACTGCAGTCATGGCATCTGTCGCGTAGCCCCAAATATTCCCGTCTGTGATGCGGTGTCGCTCAGGGCCGAGGTAGAAGGGACTCAGCTGCTCGCCGGTGCAGATGTAGTCGCGAAAGGCCTCGACTAGATCGCGCAACGTGCCGCCGTGGGTGAAGCCCCGCCACCTGGAGCCCCAGGTTGTCGGGTGGGTGTAGATGCGCTTGCCACTGTAGTCATCGATCCACCAGACCTTGCCACGCGCGTCGACTTCGACTGAGGCATAGCGGCCACTGGCCTGGCTGTAGAAGAAGCGCCGGCCGTGGTCGGCAATAATCTTGATGGCCTGGTTTACGTGCTCAGCGCGCTGGCGCTTTTGCGATAGTTTGTTTTCGGCGGGCATGATTCACCTCTTCGGATAGGTTTTAGTCAGCGCACCATTCACTGCATGGCCGCGCTTTAGGATCAGGCGCGCCAGGGCGGCGCGGTCTTTCTGGCTGTGGCTGGCCTGGCTGAGCAGGCCGAAGTAGCTGTTGGCGGTTTCGCGCAGGTCTTCTGCTGGTGCTGCGGCGGTGCGCTTGATGGCCTGGGCCACTGAGCGCTTCCGGGTGGTACGCCGCCAGGGCTTGATGACGTGACCAACGAAGTCCACGCCGCGGGCAACTGGCTGCAGGATGGTCTTGGTCGGGTTGAGCCTCGCGCCCAGCGAGGGCAGGAACGCCTCTATCTGGGCCAGCCAGGCGTTCAGCTGTTGCGGCGACTCATGCAGCAGCACGAAGTCGTCGACGTAGCGCACGTAGTGCTTGCAGCGCAGGCGGTGTTTTACGAACTGGTCCAGGGAATCCAGGTGCACGTTGGCGAAGAACTGCGAAGACAGGTTGCCGATCGGCAAACCCAGCCGCGCAGGCTGAGCAGTCAGGCGCTTGTGCTGCGGCACCCGGTTGAACAGGTGGTTGGGGCTGCGCACCTCGTAGTCGGTGCGCGGGTCGTGCATCAGTATCTGTTCGGCCAGTGCTTGCCACCAGGGCTCAGTGATGCGCGCTGCCAACTGCTGGCGCAGCACCTGCTTGTCGATGGCGACAAAGAAGTTGGCTAGGTCGCACTTGAGGTAGAAGACCGGCTTCGCCCAGTTCTGGCTGATGCTGCGGATCTTCGATTCCAGGCGCTCAGCGGCGTACAACGTGCCGCGCCCGGGTATGCAGGCGCAACTGTCCGCTATGAAGCTGGCGTAGAAGCGCGGTGCCACATGGTTGTACAGCAGGTGGTGGACGATGCGGTCTCGGAAGTCCGCCGCCCATACCTCCCTGGCCTTGGGCCTGGTAACCACGAAGCAGATGGAGCGGCCTGGCCGGTAGGTGCCGGCAGTCAGGTCGCTGTGCAGCTTGGTGAGGTTCCGCTCTAGGTCTGCCTCGAATGCCAGCGCGCTGGCGCTGTTGCGCTTGGAGCGCCGGCAGTCGTAGTAGGCCTGGACCAGGTCGCGGAACGGGTAGGGTGCAACAGTCGAATCTGCGGACGGGGCGGACGAGACACTCGTTGTACTTGGCGTTGATGCCCTGATAGCCATCATCGAAGTTCACGTAGAAAGCGAGGTAGGCGGAGCGCTGCGACCTGTCGTGCTATCTACGTCGCCGAGCCGAAGGCAAAGCCGATCAGCCCGGTAACTGCGCGAGACCTACGCGGCCGCTTTAGACCGGCGGTATCTCGTATGCGCATGGCGGTGGCCAATTGGCCAGCGGCACGACCAGATTCAAATCGCACAGACCTGATCGCCGTGACGATCAAGTAGCGGGCGCGGTTGCGGTGTAGCGTTTCCAGGCATTGGCCTGTTTGCCGATGGAGGCGGTCAACTCAATGGCCGCCGCATGCTGCGGAACGCTGATAAAGCGCTTTTCCTTGAACAGCCTGAGCAGGAACTCAACCACCTGGATGCGCTCAACCAGTGAGCCCAGGTGCGGCTGCTTGTCTCGCGCGGCATTGGCCCTGGCAATCAGCACCATGACCTCTATGCATTCATCGCGAACCTTCGCGCCAAGCCCGGCCTTCAAGTCGCGCGGAATGTTCCGCGTGATATCGGTGGCAAGACTGAGCAGATCAAAGGCGAGTTTGTGTATCGGCAGATCCGTATGCATTGCCATCGGCTGGCTTCCATAAAGCACCGGCCGCAAGCGGCCGGATTAAATGAACGAATTAATCAATGAGCAACTCGCTGCGGACGGGGCGGACGAGACACTCGATGTACTTGGCGGTGATGCCCTGATAGCCATCATCGAAGTTCACGTAGAAAGCGTCGTAGGCGGAGCGCTGCGAGCTGCTCCAGTACCAGCGCCCCTGGAAGGCATCAGCGCCGCCATGCTTGAAGGCCTCCAGCGCGGTCTGTGCCGGCGACTCTTCGGTGTACAGGTTGCCTACCGGCAGGCTGTTGGGGTTGTCGCCGTCACGGTTCCAGCAGTAGTTCTGCTGGCCGGTTGGCTTGAAGTGGCGGTACTGCAGCTCCTGCACGTCGCGGGCCGGGATCGCCCAGTCAGTGAAGCCGCCGATATCCAGTGCCAGCACCTGCTGCGCCAGTACGCTACCGGCTGCGGCCATGGCCTCGGTATTGGCGCGGCTGTCGGTGAAGCTGTCCGCCCCTTCGATCTTCACGCCGTAATTGCCCCATTCACCTTCCAGCTCATGCTCACGGCCGGCGGTGATGTTCAGGTAGTGCTTGCCATCCTGCACAGTGATGCCCGAGAAGAAGCCGCCACCGTAGGGTGCGCCGATTTCGGGAATGGTTACCGCAGGGGCCTGCTGTTGTGCTGCTTGCATGGGTGCATCCTCTTTTTTAAGGCAACAAAAAAGGCGCTGCTGCGCCCTGAGTTACGGCTGGCCTGTCGGCCAGAATGAATTAGCAAATGATCAAATGAATGCTCTGCGGACGGGGCGGACGAGACACTCGTTGTACTTGGCGTAGATGCCCTGATAGCCATCATCGAAGTTCACGTAGAAAGCGAGGTAGGCGGAGCGCTGCGAACTCGACCAGTACCAGCGATCCTTCTTGAAGATGTCCGGCACGTTCAGCCAGCCGTGGTAAAGCTCTGCTGCAGCCGGCAGGTAGAAGTCGTAGTGACCATCGGCACTGATCACTGCAGCTATTGCCGCTGGATGATCGCCCTCGGCCAGCAACGCCTTGGTATTGGCCTGGCCGTCACGCTTGCAGATGGCGCCCGACTCTTTGCCGCGCCCGCCCCATTCGTGCTCGCCGACATCATCTGTCGCCCAGATCAGGTAATGGGCCGGCACATCGCCGTGCGCCGCAACCCCGCCGCCATTGATACCGCCCTGACCTGGCCAGTATTCACCGACTGCCGGGATGGCCTGGGCGCTCAGCGGCTGAGCTGGCGCAGAAACCTGCTGCACAACGCCAACCTGGGCCAGCGCCGCCGAGATAAAGGTGGTGGCCACAACATGGGCCGGCACGGACAGCTTGAAGCCTTCCGGGGTTTCGATCTTGATCATGTCGCGTTTCGTGCTCATGGGGAGTCCTCGCCAGTGGCGTGAATTATTGGAAGTGCGTAGGGTCTATGTTCACCACCCTCCCGCCCGAGCATCAGGCAGGGAGTGGGCGGGTAGGGTGGTTATTACTGGGCGTTGAATATGTCGAGCTGTTCGTCTGCTGCTTGCATTGGGCGATCAGTACAGCAACCAAACTATTAGCCCCGGGGAGCTGGCAGGGGTGGTTCCGACTCAATGAAACCTGTGGTTTTGGCGCCCATGCCGACAGCATTGATGAAGGCCACTTCTACCTTCGCTGACTCCACCAGCACCCCCGCTACCTGGCAGACGGCTTTTGCGCGCTCGATCTCCATGGGGTTGTCTTTGTCCTGTAGGCCTTCAAGTACGGCAAACAGGTGGTTGCGCACGTCTGTCATCTTGTTTTTCATCGATAAGGCTCCTGATTTTCCGCTCAATCTTTTTCTTTAGCTGGATGACTTCTTTCAGCTCTGGCGGGTAGCGGTGGATCGTGTTGCGCCGCATGTTCTCGGCGCGGGTAATAAGCTCTAGGTTTTCGATCTCGATGCGGGTCGTGTCGCGATCACAGAACACTACGATGTGGCCAGCAGGTATCGGCCCGTGATGCTCTTCCCAGAGGATTGCGTGACAGGCCCGCCAGCGCTGCTTGGCGGGGCCGTCTTCACGAATCTTGCGTTGTCGGATGCCATCCTTGGTGATGCGCTCGGTACCCAGCGGCTGTAGCAGCAGCGCGGCCTTGCCGTTGACTTGGCCCGGCTTGAACTGGGTATCTGCGGCCCGACCGCCTGGATTGAAGCCTTTAATGCCTTTGTTCCAGGCAGTGTGGCCTTTCTCGAAACGCGCCCCGCGACCTATATCTGCCCCGGGCTTTATGCGCCCCGCGAAGGGTCCGCTCATGAATGCCTCGCTACGCTTCAGGCCGAGACCGAATGCTTTGCCATAGATAGCGCTCTCGCTGCGGTTGAAGATGACCAGCAGCCGGTGCAGCGGGGTATCCGGGTAGAGTTCGGCGAGCAGCTTCTCTTCGGCCTTGGTCCAAGAGCGTTTAGTCGGCCGCGCCCTCCGGCCGCTGTCGAGCGCCTTATCGGCGGTTGATAAACTGGTCATAGTTGCCTCAAAGCAGTGGCAGCTGCTCGGCCTTTACCTGTTGACTCTGGCCGACCTGGCTGTATTGCGAACGCTTGTCGCCAGCAAAACCCGCCTCTACTACCTGCTGGAGCCGAGCCGTAGCACATGGCGTAGGTACCGTGGTTTTCTACGATCACGCTGTAGCCATTGATGGCGGCGCTGGATGCGATGCCTTCACGCCGACCACCAATTGGCGGAAGCTCAAGGCCTGCCATTGCCATGTATGCGTGGAAGTTATGATTTACCCAGGCGTGCATGTATTCATCCTGCTGCGGATTAGTTGGCATATTTCACATCCTCCGGCCGCGCCTTGTGTTCAGGATGGCTCCTACTGCACAACTCCTAATCGTCCTCGGTTACCGAGGCAACACCCGAGTCGAGATCTCGAAGGTCTTGGATGCTGATGGTTGTGGTGCCGTCCGTTACGGCCCACTGATTCAGCTCTAGGCTGCGGAAGGTGCCGCAAAAGTGGCGGTATGCACCGAGAGCGGCACGCCGGAATGACTTGGCAGCGACCGGCCCAATCGAGATGTCCTTACCCCCCCCCTGTGAGGGTGAGGTTAAAGGTGGCAAGGGCTGCGATACGCTTCTGCGCCGCTCGCACCGTGCTCGGCTGCAGCTCCATAAGCTCCGCCACTTCGCTGATCGACTTGCCCGCCAGGGCGTTGAAGATGTTCTGGTCGCGCTCAGGGTTACGCAGGCCGGCATAAAGTACGTTCTGCATAGCTTTCTCCAGGCAATAGCAGCCCGTTGCGCTGCTGGCGCTGGGCTTGGGTGGGTGGAAAAGTTTTACCGGAAAGGGGAAATGTTTTTCCGGTTAGGCCGCAGCCTCAGCCGCCTGTCGCGTAGCCGGGCGGTTTGGGTTATTCCAGACCTGCGCTGCGGTGGGTGCTGGCTTGAGCCGGTGCAGGGCGACGATGCGTTTCAGCTCGCAATGGTGCACATGCAGGGCCTTGGCGCAGTCGGACTGACTCATCTGGTTTATCAGCTGCGGGTATTCGCGAATGATCTTGGCCTCGCGCTCTTCCCGGCTGATGCGAATGAATGGCTTGGCCATGGCGTCGTCGGCGAAGTAGGTGCGCAGGATGCGATCGAGGCGGTCTGCGTGGCACTTGCAGAGCTGGCACAGTTGGCGGGCCGTCTGCACTGCGGGCAGGTTCACGGCTATCGCTGCAACCAGCTCAGCGTCGGCCGCATACACCTTCTCGGTGCGCTCCCTGGCGTGCTGTCTCTGCTCTGCGGTGCTGAACTGCGATACCGGGTTGACGGCAACCGTGCGGTTGTTGAACTGGCTGCTGTCTTCGCCGCTCACGCCGGTAGGGATGGCCTGAATCTCACCGCCCTTGGCCAGAAACTCAGCCTCCAGCTGATCAAGCTCAGCCTGGCTGATGCGGCCTTTCACGTTGAAGTGGTAGTCGTTCAGCTCAGTAGCAGAGCGCGCCCAGATGTCGGCGGGGAGTGCTGGTTCGGCGATAGGTGCAAGGTCTGTGCTCATGACAAATACCTCGGGCAAAAGAAAAGCGCCGAAGCGCCTGTGGTGTTCAATTGGGTGTGGGTCAGTACTTGACGGGTTCGCCTATGGCCAGCATTGCGCGGGCGGCGGCGTACTCGATTTCCAGGGGTTTGAAGTCGTGGCCCTGTTCGCGGCCAAGCTTGGCCAATTCGTTCGGCGTGCGCAGGCGGGTAAAGCCTTTGACCCGGCCGAAGCGGTTGGCGGTGATGAAGTCAGTCAGTTGTCGCGCCCGCTGCAGCTGCTCGCGGCGGCGGGGTAGGACGATGCGGCGCTCGGGGCCGAAGTGCCACGGCTCGGTGCGGATGGCTTCTGTGATCATGGTGGGCTCTCAGTGAATGGCATCAGGCAGCCGCCCGTTGCTTCATCGTGAATTCTCGGTGCAACTCGGCATGGCACTTGGCGCAAAGCCAGACCACCGAAAGCGGCTTGTCGTAGTCGCAGTGGTGACCATGCAGACGCTCAGTGCTGAAGCAGCCTGGAGCCATGCAGCAGGGCGCGCGCCAAACCTTGTTTCGCTTGAGTGCGCTCTGTGTGAGGTTGTGGGCAATGCGCTTTTCAGGATTGCGCTGAATGTATGAGCGCCTGGCAGCGTTGCCGCGCTCTTTGCCGGCTGGAGTGTTCTGATACTTCTCTCTGGCCTTTACCCGGTGGGGCAGACTGGCACGGCCGCGCTCATACTCGCGGTAATGCTCCCGATTGTTCGCATAGTTAGAGCGAACCGCAGCCTTACGACACTCTTTGCAGGTGTTGTCTCTGGCGTAGTAATCGGTTTCCGCTTTCTGAGCGCCGCACTTTTTACAGTGTTTCATGCGGCGCTCCTGAGGGCTTATGCCCCGGCGAGGTGGTGTAGCGGGGCAAATGGAATATCTTGGTCGAAGTCGTCTGGCGGGGCGTCCTGCTGATTTGGCTGAGGACGGGGCGCAGGATGTCGCGCTGACTGTGGCGTCGCCGGCCGTTCACCGTCAGGCTTGCCGCCCAGCAGCTGCATGGTGCCCTGCATGTCGACGATGATCTCGGTGGTGTAACGCTTGATGCCGTCCTTTTCCCACTCGCGGGTCTGCAGCTTGCCCTCGATGTATACCTGGGAGCCTTTGCGCAGGTACTCGCCGGCAATCTCGGCGACCTTGCCGAACAGCGAGACGCGGTGCCATTCGGTCTTCTCGACCTTCTGACCGGTCTGCTTGTCGGTCCACTGTTCGCTGGTGGCCAGGCTCAGGTTGGTAACCGCGTTGCCATTCGGCATGTAGCGGGTTTCCGGGTCTTGGCCGCAGGTGCCGACCAGGATGACTTTGTTAACGCCACGGGCCATAAGGCCTCCTTACGCTGTGATTGCTTTGAGAAGGTAGGGATCGATGTTGTCTTGCGCGGCGAGCCAGGTCTTGTAGCTCTCGGGAAGATCGGCAATGGCCGTTCCCTTGTGCTTGCCGAAGCCAATCACCAGCGGTATGCGCGCCAACTCACTCAGCTCGTAAACATCAGCCCATGATCCGCACACATGACCGGCAACCCTGGCCTGGCGGATCAGGAACTGCAGCACTCGCCCGCAGTTGATTACATCGTCCAGCGCCGCGTGGGCATTGCGTAGAGCATCGCGCGCCGCCGACTCCCGCCCGGTCATTCGCGCAAACAGATACATCATCGCGCTCAGGGTGTGGCTGCCGGCATCAGGGAACAGATAGCGGCTCAGGGCGAGAGTGCAGATGCGTTTAACGTCAGGCTGGCCGGCCATGCTCCAGTCGAAATCAACTTTATGGCCCACCAGATAAGTCACGCCGTCCGGCAAAGCGAACTCGCTATAGTCGGGGCAACCAACAAGGTCGCCCGCGAGGATGTGGTGCGTGGCCTGAGCGCCAACCGTGATCGGGATCGAAGGCTTAAAGCGCTGGCAGGTACTCGGCAGCACGTTTGGGTGGCGAGCTGCGAACTCGTCAACCGTGCCAGGGAGTACCAGCCACGCAGCCTCAATGACTTGATCGACCGCTGGGTTTGGGCCGGTGGTTTCGGTGTCGAAGATGATCGCTTTCATGCGCTGGCCTGCTGCGGTTGTAGCTCTGCTTTGCGCTTGTCCTTGGCCTCAACGATCTTGGCCAGCGATTGATCGTCACCGCGCGCCGTGGCACATGCCGCGCTGAATGCTGACTGCAACGCCTCAATATTCTTGGCCGTGGCAATGTCGGCGATAAGGTCAACAAGCTGATCCTTCACCGAAGTGCCACCGTTCAGCCAGGCGATCAGCTTGCGGCCGGTTTCTTCAGTGATGACCTCGTAGCCATTGAACAGGCGCGTCCGGTCTTTGCTGGCCACGGCTTCGTGCGTGTCATGCGAAACATCCAGCACCACCGTGAACTCGTAATCGGTGCCATCGCGCTGCTCGCTTTTCATGCCGAGCTTGATGATCTTCTTGCCTTCACCCTGAACCGTCTCCGTCTTGCTGCGCATGGTGCAGATGATGTGCAGCGAGCTGCCCAGAATCTTGTTGGTCAGCTTGCGGTGGCGGGGCGTGGTTTCGTTCCAGGCCGCCCAGGTGTTGCCCTTGAACTTGGAGTGGGCAAGTTTCTCGTTTTCTTCCAGGCAGCCACCCGGTCCCGTCCACTCATGCGAGTAGCTGTCGATGATCAGCGTGTCATAGCCTGCAGCTTCGGCGGCGGTGATCACTTCGGTATAGCGCTCGGGGGTGAAAGGCGCAGTCAGGTCGACCACATCGAAGTCGACCAGGTCTGAATACAGCGAAGCGCTGCCCTTCTCGGTATCCAGCACGGCGATTTTCCCGCCAAGCCCCTTTGCGATCAGCAGGGCTGAGTAGGTTTTGCCCGCGCCGCTTGGCCCGGCAAGTGCCAGCCGTAGCTTGGCCTGCTTGCGTTCTGCCTTCTTGAACATGGTTGTTACTCCGGTTTGTTATCCCACTGCTGCTCGATGCGTGCCGCTTCCTGCTCATAAAGCCGGCGCTGCTCGCCATCGAATTGGTCTGGGTTGAACTGCCCCTGCATCATCCAGTCGATCTGGGCGGCAAGGGCTGGAGGGGTGTTGCTGTTGATGGCCTGCATGTGTCACCTCAATAGGTGATCGTTACGTTGGGGATTTCTCGCTTGGCGATCAGGGTCACAGCCTGCTTGGCACACTCTTCGGTCATGCCGCCGGCCATGAATGCTTCCATAGCAGCGCGGTTGATCTTGGCCTTGTGCGCTTTGTCAGCCTCGCGGGCCTCAGCTTCGCGCTGCAGCCGTGCCTGTTCGTCAGCCTGTCGCTGGCGTTCTGCGGCAGCGGCTGCATCGGCGCGCGCCTGCGCATCGCGCTCTGCCTGCTGGGCCGCCTGGCGCTCACGCTCGACCGCCGCCTGGCGATCCAGTTCTGCCTGCTGCTCGGCAGCAATACGGCGCTGTTCGGCCAGTTCGGCATTGAGACGGGATTGCTCAGCGGCGGCCAGGGCGTCACGTTCGCGCTGTTCTGCGGCGTCACGTTCGGCCTTGGCGCGCAGTTCAGCTTCCTGGGTAGCGCGCTCGGCTGCTTCGCGGGCAATGCGGTCGCGCTCATCTTGAGCATCGCGTTCGGCCTGCTGGCGGCGCAGCTCGGCAAGCTCAGCCTGTTCGTGTTCAAATTGCTGGCGGGCTGCAAGGGCAACACGAAGGGTGGCCAAGCTGGCGGTTTTAATTCTGTGGGCCTCGGCTTCGAACTCCTGCCAGTCGTCACCGATCTGCACTTCATCAAGGTCTTGGATCATTCCGATGATTGCAGCGGAGTCCTTGCCGTCGGTATCGGTGCTGCGCAGGTGTTCAAGGCCGGCTTGATGGTCAGCAACTCGCTTTTCCTCGGCCTCTTCCCACTCGGTCAGCGGTTTGCGTGTTGCGTCGCGCAGGGCATCCATGGCGTCGACGAACTCACGAAGCTCGGTTTCAACGACCTTTGGCATTTCCTTGAGGCGTTTGAGGTAGTCGCGGCCTGGCTTCTCAACGGCAACCTTCGACTTGCTGACCTTCGCGGCCAAGGAGGCGATGCGGTCACGACCTTTGCGGGTGGTCAGGTCGGGAACCTCGGTAGAAACCTCTGCGGTTACCGCGTCCAAAAACTTCTGCAGCCCGCCCTTAACGTAAATGGCTGGGGCGTTCTCTTCGCTGATGTCTTCGATCAGCTTCACTTCGGTAGATTCGGTCATTGCTGCTCCCTGCGCATTGCGCATTGGTCACCCCAGTGATGGGCCAACCACGGTTACGAGGATTAGAAGGAAGGCGACGCCGGCGCAGGCGGCCCAGGTATGGAGACGCTTGGCACGCTGGTAGCGGGTCATGACCGCAACTCCAGCACCTTCGCCTGCCGCACGACCTTGACCGGCTTGGGCAGATCGGCGACCAATAAAAAGCCCTGCGATTGCAGGGCCTGGATCAGCTGGGGGCGGGTAGGGGCTTTGGTGGTCACGGCAGCAGCTCCTTGTGGCGAAGGTCGAAAGCGTTGCTGTGCAGATCGCGCAGCCGGCCGTATGCCTCCTTGGTGATCGACTCAAACACCCACGCCCCGTCGATCAGGCCAGTCAGCACCCGATCGCGCAGGTACAGCACGTCGATGTTCTCGGCTTCACGAACTGCCAGCAGCTGCTCAAGCAGGCGCAGGCAGCCTCGCTGGAAGGCGTTGCCGCTGAATGAAATCTTGCAGTGCTGCTCAAGGCGGAAGGCCTGGCGCAGTGCAGCAGCTTTGCGCAGTGCGGCTTGGCGATCATCGGTGCGGGCGGTGAGGTGGCCACCGGGCACGTACTTTTCAGCTCGGCCGTAGCTAGGTGCTGGCCGATGTGCGAAGCGCTCGCTGTTGCGGGCGGTGTAATGGGGAATGTCTTGAGTCGACATATCAGTTACCTCGGGTGACCACACGCATAAGAAGACAGCCAGGCCTCAGACTTTCCGCAAAGGTTTGGCCTGGATGCCTGCTTATGGGTTCGGAGTGGGAAGGGTGCCCAGGCCCGCTACTGGCGTCGGCCTGGGTGTGTTGCGTCAGCGGTGGTCGTCGTACTCGGGTGGGCTGCCGGTTGCCCGGCCCATGCGCGGTGACATGGACGCCACATTTGGCCGCTGCCTGCCGGCTTACGGGCGCAGCCTTCAGGCTTACTGCGCCGCGCGGGGTTTCTTGGCGGGGAAGCTGGCACCAGAATGCCGGTCGACCCCGCTGGTACATCGCCAGCGCCAGACCTCTCGGCCGGCATCGGTGTCAGCGGGTGGCGCGCCCTGCAGTTGCGGTTCTGGCCGCGATTCGTCGAGCATTGCGCCGATCAGAATGATGTGGAGCATGGTTGTCTCCGGTTGATGTTGCGCGGCGCGCTTTCTCTTGCCGTGGTATGTGATGCGGGCGGTCCGCATCGGGGTGTGACCTGGCAGGAGCCAAACTCTGCACAAGCCCTGTTCATTGCTCGGGCCTCGCTGCATGGAAGCTGTGCTGCGTGGCGGCAGGATTCAGGTCACACCCCGATGCGCCCTGTTGCCAGGGTGATCGGGCAGTTATAGTCAGGCTGACTTCGGCGCTGGTTGTTCAGTGGCCCTGACTGCCAGCGCGGGCTATTCGCTCTCGTCGGTATAGCGCGACCGCATCGCATTTATTGCCTTGCAGTAGTACTGACCTGACACTGTTCTGCGCACGGTCTGATAGTTGTCGTCGTGAAGCTTGGCTATGGTCCTGCAGCGCTCATGGTTGACGTGGAAGCTCACAACACCATCTGCCTCGGTTGATCTGTATGCCGCAACCGTCATGCCTTCAGCGGTCGCAACATGCGAAATTGCATCAAACATGACGTTCTCCTATTAAGTTGGCCGAACTGCCCAGGTGGCCAGCCTGCATAGCGCCCAGCTTTCGCTCCTGCGTTGGCTGGGTGGCTCCCCCGATTTGTCGGTGGGGGATTCGGTTACTTCGCCAGATCAATCAGCGCGTCGGTGCTGCCCTTGAAATCAACGTCAGGCAGGATCGTTTGCGGCTTGAAGATCACGCGGTAGTGGTAGGCGCTGACGCTTGCCGCCTGCAGCTGCTCGGCGAAGTAGGTCACGTTGTCCGAGAGGCCGAGGAAGTGCTTTTTGTACTCACTCGCACCGGTCTTGCAGGTAACCGTGAGCGACTTGGTGCTGGTGCCGCTGCCGAGTGAGCAGCGACCCTCGATGGTCAGCATGTATTCACCGGTGATGCCGTTGTAGAAGATCACGCGGCGGTTGATTTCGAAGTTGTCGGCGGCCTTCGAGAGGTTGTTCGAAGCGACCTCTGCGTCACTGCAGCCCGCCAGCACCGCTACCAAAAGCATGGCAATCACGATCTTTACGTTCTTCATCTCTGCATTCCTGCGTGGTTGTTTTCCCGCTGCACCCGTCACCAGGTGCAGAAGTGAAAATTTCTGTGTGCACACAATGAAGCGCTGACAGCAGTGGCTATCCGTTGCGACCGGAACCCTTAGGAACTCGGCGTGGATGCGGGGTCATGCTCAGCGCTTTTTCTATGCACTCATGGCCAGTGATGCCGGCTGGTTACGGGGTCGACTGTACAAATGAGATTCCGGCGACTGCCGGTGTTTGCTCTACCGCTCAATGCGACGTAGTGCGCGGCGGGTTGTGTGGGGTGATGTGCTCTAACTTCGCATCTTGATTGCCTCAGCCTTGTTCTCACTGACCATTTCCGGGGCCAGCCAGTAAAACGCTTTCTCCCAGGCCATCCCTGCGCTCGACTCTCACCGTCGATATCCCACCGTTCGCTGCTGGCGATTGGCAGGCCGCTATGCCTGTTCGCACCGTTGCATGGGCTTCGGTGGCCACTGATCCGCAGTGGCGCGGGGCGTGAAATTTATGACTCGCGTTGTACGGTTGCCCGGATCACGCCGCGAGGATTCCAAGTTGTATAAAGAGCGTTTCGGCTGGGCCGGGGCATCTCTGCCTTCACTTGATTTGATAACTCAAGTTATGGGTTTGATGATAACGCAGGTTTGCAGCGTGTCAATAACCTAAGTTATTTATTTTTCTGCGGACGAAAAAAAGCCCGCGCAGTGGCGGGCTTGGGTGTTTGGCTGGTTACTGGTCAGGCAATAAAAAGCCCCGCGAGTGGCGGGGCCTTTGTTAAAGGAGCGCTACTTGAGCAGGGTCGTGCTGTGCATGCGTGACCACCTGGGATAGCCCCAGCCCAATTGCAGAAAGTATCTTAAGGACGGTGGAAAGCTTTGGATCGCCATCGACAGAAAGGGCGCGATATAGATTTGGTCGCGAAAGGGAAGTGGCCTTGGCTACGGCTGACATTCCACCACGCGCCTCAATAACACGGCGCACAGCCTGAAGAAACACCGCTTCGCCGCCTTCCTCATCAATCTCTTCTAGGGCTGCAGCGAGGTATTCAAGGGCAAAGCCTTGATCTCTACTCAGCATCTCGATTACAGCTTCGTCATGCGAACCTGTTCTAAGCATTTCCGTTCTCCCTCTGTACGCACTGCCATAGCTCTTTGGCTTGATCAATGTCGTTTTGTTGCAGGTCTTTGGTGCCGCCTCCAAGGAGTAGCACTATTTCTAAGCCTGCCATCGCGTAGTACACCCTGTAGCCAGGACCATAGTCGATCACTAGCTCGTAAACCCCACCGCCAACTGAGCGGTGAACTCCGAAATTGCCCTGACCTGCGCGGTCAACGCGGGTCATGATCTTGAGTTTGGCTTTCCTGTCTCGCAGCGTATCTAGCCAACACTGGTAAATGTCGACGCTGTTGGCAGATAAGGCCCGGCGGATCTCGTATTCCAAGAGTGTACCTTTAAAGGGACATTTAGCTAATTGATAAATTGTATCGCTCTAGGTGCATACATGGGCCCTGGTGCATTGAGTCGCACATGCTTGGTGGGCTACTTGAGCGACTCGGGGATCTGCGGCACTTCGATGACCTGGCCGTCCTTCATCTTGAAGGATATGGCTCGGCTGGCACCGGTAAAGCCGTTAGCCTGGCTCCACACCCACATCTGTTCGTCGCCGCGAGAGGCAATGGAGTAGGGCGGCCCCATCAGCCGAGTGACCTCGGCCTCGGTCATGCCGACACGCACCTGGCGCGCGTTGTCGTAGGTGAAGTCGGTGCCGGCGCAGCCCGCCAGCAGTGCCAACAGTGAAGCAGCTACCAGTGCGCGCATGGCGACCTCCTTGTGTGTTCTATTTTGCGATGCTGAGCCCGCGCCGGCGGCGGACAGTTGACCACCAGAAAACCCAGCCGAGCATGCGGATGTTCGCGAACTGCTCAGCGGTCAGGGTTTCATCGGGGAATTCTTCGTCGTTCTCGCTGCGGATGCGCACGCCGCCGCCGGGCAGGCGGTACAGGTATTTAACGCGCAGCATGCCGTCTTGGTCGAAGGCGTATATCTCGCCGTCATCGATGTGCTTTGTGCCCAGGTCGATGCCGATGGTGGCGCCATCCATGATCAGGCGCTCCATGCTGCGGCCCTTGATCGTTGCACAGGCGGCGTTCTGCTCGAGCACGCCAGCCTCACGCAAGGTCGACTTGGCGAAGCGCAGTAACCGGCCGGGAACCTCAATCACTTCAGTGGCACCGAAGCCTGCCGCCATTTCCACTTCCTTATAGAGAGGGATTGCAACTTCGTCTGCTTCGAGAGGGGTGCGGCCATCCCAGCCAGACATCATGCCTATTAGCTCGGCGTTGCTTTCAGCCGAGGGGCCCGGGCCATTGAGGTCTTCCTGTAGGAAATCCCTCAGGACTGCGTGTTGACCTTCGCCACTGGCAAGCCATTCAGCGGGGACTTTCAGAGCACGCGCGATATCCACCAGCTTCTTGCTGCTGGCGTTCCGGCCTTTCTCGATGTGATTGATGGTGACTTGAGAGACGCCGGCTTTTTCGCCGAGCTGATCTTGGCTAAGGCCACGCTTTTCGCGGGCAAAAAGCAGTCGCTCACCAAAAGTGTTTAGGGAAGTAATCATGCCTCCAAGGCTAAAACGTGTGTTATCAGCGCGCAAATAACATGCGTTTGACGTTTCCATAACTTGCGTTATCATGGTCATAACTCTAGTAGAGGCTCAGGCCATGAATTCGAACGAAACTCCAATCGAGAAAGCGGTGCGCATTGCGGGTGGTCAGGCTGAGTTGGCCCGCCGCTGCAACACCAGCCAACCCCGCATTTGGCAGTGCATCAACCGCAATCAGCGCATCCCTGCTGATCTGGTTCTCCCGATCGAGAAAGCCACCAGCGGCGAAGTCAGCCGGCATGTGCTTCGTCCCGACCTTTATCCAATTGAGGCCGTCGCTTAGCCGCCAACGAATTCGTTGCGCGGTCGAACGCGGCTTGCCGCTCGCCTGGTTGATTCGGGCGCAGCAGCAGCCCACAGGTTTCTAGCTTCGCCCTAAAGCGGAGCTGTTGGGAGAGGGGAAGCATTTCTTCCAGCGCTCCCAGGTGACAACGAAGGGCAAGCAGTTCGCCCTGGAGTGATTCAACGGTCGGTTGCATGGGTAAGTCCCTGTCATTGATCGAGTGGTGACAGGTTGCCAGCGAGAAGTCGATGGCTCCACGGAAAGAAAATCGAGGATTTACGGATGGAAGACTTTCTGAGGGCGTGCCACGACGTGGTGAAAGACGCCGATACCAAGAAGCTCGCAGCGCTGATGAACATGCCGCAGATAAGCCTGCTGCAGCGCGTGAACCCGGACAACGACGGGCACTGGATGAACGCCAAGCACCTGTATGCCTTGCTGCTGCACTCCGGTGATATGCGCCCACTGCAGGCCCTGGCTGGCGAGTTCGGTTTCGAGCTGGTAGCCAAGGAGAAGACCGCGGCCACAACGCTGACCAGCGCGCTCCTGCATATGTCCGCCGAGGTCGCCGACGTGACCCGTGCGGTGACCGACGCCCTGGACGACGGCCATGTCTCGCAGACCGAGAAGGCCCTGATCAACCGCGAGCTGGCCGGTGCGCGCAAGAGCCTCGAAGTGCTCGAAGCCTCTGTGAAGGCGGCCTGACATGAAAGCCCAGCACTTCACCCCAGAGGACTACGCCGCTATGGCAGTCGCTGCTGAAGAGCTGGCGCGCATCAGCATCAATCCACTTCGTGCCAGAAACAACAAAGCCCTGAGCGAGCGCTACAGGGCTTTGTCTTTGCGCTCGGCTGCAACCGTGCGCGTACGACCAACGGAGACAGTATGACCAACGTAATTAGTCTCAACAAGTCCCAGGGGTTTACCCGGATGGACAATGACCTTTACGAAGCCCTGATAGGCGCTGACCTGTCCGGGCGAGAGCTGCGTGTTGCTCTGGCGATTCACCGGTACACAGCAGGCTATAACGTCGAGACGGCTCGCATCCCTGCTGTGAACATCGCCAAGATGTCCGGCATAGCGCGTGAGAACGTATCGCGCATCATCGGCGAGCTGATCCGCCAGCGGGTGATTTATCGTGATGGCGGAAGCAAGGCGCCTATCGGAATTTCACCCTCCGCCGAGTGGAAAATCGACGCTAAAAATGACGACAAAAAGACCCCTTCCAAAACGACACAGAGTGTTAAATCCGACACGTCCTTAGTGTTATTTCCGACACACATTAAAGACAGTAAAGACAATCTAGAACCTTCGGTTCTTGTCGACGCTGCCGCTTCGACCGAGCCGGAACCGATTCTTGAAGACACTCCAAGCCCTGATCAACCAAAGCCTGAGCGAATCCCGTTCGCCAAGATTCAGGAAATCTACAACCGCGTTTGCGCTGGGGTATTGCCAGAGTGCTTGAAGCTTAGCGATGACCGCCGGCGGAACATCCGCAAGTGCTGGAACCTGAATTTCAACGGCGGCTACCCGTTCCGCTCCAGTGATTTCTGGGAGGGGTATTTCAACGACTGCCTGCTCAACCCGCACTGGACCGGCAGCAATGATCGCCAATGGCGCGCCGACATCGAGTTTCTAACCCGCGAAAAATCGGTCCTGAAAATCTTGGAGGCGCAGTGATGAACGAGCGCCCCCTGATTGCAATGGAAGCCGAATACGGCGTGATTGGCGCGATGATGCATGATGCTCGGCTCGTCGAATCTATCGGAGCGCTGATTTCGCCGGCCGACTTCAGCGACCCCGATGTTGCCGAGCTTTACGCGGTGATCCTTTCTGCCAGGTCTGCAGGTCGCCCGGTTGATTCGATAGCGCTGTCCGACATCCGCCACACCCTGTCTAGCGGTGAACTGACCATCGTCTACGCCTCGCAGATCATGCGGAATGTGCCGTCATCTGCGAATGGTCTGGAGTACGCCCGGATCGTTGTCGAGCGCTCCAAAGCACGCAAAATCGCCAGCATCGGTCAGCAGATTGTCGAACTGGCCAACCAGAACCGGCCGCTGTCGTCGATCATCGCCGAGGCACAGAACGCCGTGCTGTCGCTCAATACCGAGGACGATGAGCCGGACGTAATCACTCTGTGCCAGGCCCTGGGCCCGGTAGTCGACGAGATGGATGCCCGATTCAATGGCGAGGGCATCAACGGCCTGCCAACCGGCCTAGTTGATCTGGATAACGTACTCAAGGGGCTGCGCCCGCAGAACGTGGTGATCATCGCTGGTCGCCCTGGTACAGGGAAAACCACTCTTGGCCTGGGCATCGCCGAGTTTCTGACTATTCGCCACGGTCACTCGGCTCTGGTGTTCTCGCTGGAAATGTCCGGCAAGGAGCTTGGCAAGCGCAGCTTGGCCTCTGCCGCCGAGGTTGCAACGGACGATATCGACACCGGCAACGCCATGAAGGACGGCGACAAGATAGTCAGGATCACTGGTGCCGTGAGTCGCATGGCCGGCGCCGACCTGCGCATCTGCCAGAAGGGCGGGCTGCCTCTCAGCCGAATCCGCACCATCGCCCGATTCCAGCACAAGGCCAAGCCGCTCGACCTAATTGTTATCGACTACATCGGCCTGATCGCGCCTGAGGCTAGCGCACGCCAACAGAACCGAAACCTTGAACTTGGAGCAATCAGCCGCGGCATTAAGGCGATGGCCAAGGAGCTAAACCTCCCGATCATTGTCCTGGCGCAGCTAAACCGCAGCATCGAGACGCGCGGCAACCATTCCCCAAAAATGAGCGACCTCCGCGACTCTGGCGAGATTGAGCAGGACGCGGACGTAATCATCATGGCTCACCGCGACCCTGAGTCGGACCAGGGGCGCTCCGGTATCACCGAGTTGAACATCGTGAAGCACCGCCATGCGGCCATCGGCTCTTGCATCGTTCAGCACCAGGGCCAGTTCTCTCGCTTTGTGAACTTCGCAGGTCAGCGTGAACAACAGCAGGCCGCTCAGGTTCGCCCGATCAAGTCCTCTGCCAGATCGATGATCAACGGATACAAGTCGCGAGGTGTCGGCGATGACTAAGCGCTGCTGGAAAGTCCTGCTGCCAGGCCTGCCGCCTTTCTCAATGATCCTGATGGATGACGAAGACGACGCGCTGACTGTTGCGCGCTCGATCTGGCCGAATGCGGAGGTGGCGTGATGAGCCGCAAAACCACCCTTGAGTGCTCCAAGCATGGCCTGCGATTCGAGCAGTTCGATGATTGGCATGAGGCGAAGGATTCTCCAGTTCCGCAGTGCTACATGTGCGCGCATGACCAGCATCTGGCTACTCGGCGAGAGTTGGCAGAAGTAACCCGCCAGCGCGACCTGTTGCTGGGCGCCATCGAGGTGAAGCTTTCCGTTCCGGTCACATCGGAAAGGAGCCTGAGCCATGACTGACCTGAACAAGCAGGAGCTGCGCCGGCTGGCTCATGAGGCGTCAGAGTCTGGCGTTGAATGGCTGGACAGCGACGAGTGGCGAGCTGTCATGGCAGACGATTGGGCTGATTACGTTGCCGCTGCCGAGCCGGGTGTGGTGATCGCCCTGCTGGATCAGTGCGAAGCGCTTCACGCCGTGCTGGGCGACCCTGATGAAATCAAGGCAGAACCTGCCGCTGACTACGAAGCCTTGCGCAAGCAGTTCACGTCATTGCTGATGCTGGCCAACTCCAAATGCCGGCAGGCCCAGCACTGGCGCGCGCAGTCGAGCCACACGATGCACCAGACAATTCTGGCTACTGCCGCGAACGTCAACGCCGAGCGCGACACAAACGCCATTCTCACTGATGCGCTTGAGCAGGCAGAAACAGAGCGCGATCAGCTCAAGGTCGAGAACGAGTCGCTGCGCAAGGATGCAGGGCGCTATCGCTGGCTTAGAGATAAGAGCGAAGCCATTCACAGTTTCTATCTGAGTGTGCCCCTCTGGTTTTCTGGCGTTCGGTTTCGACAGGCGGATGTGGACGGTTACATCGACTCAGCTATGGCCGTGGAGGTTGTTGGCAATGACTGACCTCCCCGCAATCGAATACACCCCACACCAGAACAAAGACGGCCAGCGCCTCTATCCGCAGATGCGCCTTGATGTCGAGTGGATGCTGATCAACGGCTGGGTCCTTGAACGCAAGGCTGATGGCGTGCACCTGAGCCACAAGGGACAGAAGAAGATCGTGCGGGGCGGGGTGATGATCAATGGCTGACCTCGCGTTGATCCGTACCGCCAACGGCCTGGTGCCGGCGACCGAAGCCGACCGCGAGCTTGTGCAGAAGTGGAAAGCCGGCCAGGTCGTGCACGGCAAGTTCGCCCGCATGCGCAACGCCAAGTTCCACGGCAAGTTCTTCGCCATGCTGGATCTGGCCTATGAGTACTGGGAGCCGAAGGGCGGTCTGGTGCCTCGCCAGGAAATGCGCGGCATTCGCGGCCTGGCCAAGTACTTCGAAGACCTCAACGGCAAGCCGGGCCAGCTGCAGAACGCTGTGCAGTCCTACATCGACCAACTCGAAACCGACCGTGCCGAGCGCTTCCCAGCCGTGGATAAGAGCCGCGAAGCCTTCCGCGAGTGGGTGACCGTCGAAGCCGGCCACTTCCACCTGGTGCAGACGCCCGAAGGCATCCGCAAAGAGGCCAAGTCGATCAGCTGGGCCGCGATGGATGACACCGCATTCGAGCCCCTTTACCGCGACGTGTTCAACGCCTGCTGGCGCTTGGTGCTGTCCGCGCACTTTGAAACCGAGGCCGATGCGATTTCGGCCGCCGATCAGTTGGGGAGTTTTGCATGAGCAATCAAACCGATACCTGCTACGAATCGAAGCTGGCAAGCCAGTGCCAAGGTATTGCTCGGTGCCTGAGCTACAGCGGCAGCCATCACGAAGGCGAGGCAAAGCACACGCTGCTTGAGGCTGCCATGCATCTGGATAAGCACGCTGTTCGTGTCCACCGGAAGAAGGATGGGGCGCTGATCATCAACGCGCGCGGCAAGTCGCGCTTCATGACCCTGCGCGAGCGGCTGGCTTGCTGGCTGCTGCGCGGAGCCCTGGAGATCCGGCCGTGAGCAAGCTCAAGCACATCTACTGGGCGATTCGCCACGGTGACTGGGATTGCGGATGGGAGAGGTCGCCGGGCGATCCATGGTTCAGCTTCCATCACGGCTATTACGACTGCCACTGGGGTTACGTCTGCCTTGGTTGGTTCTGGGTAGGGGTGAGCTACTGATGAGCAAACTCACCAAGCTCGCGCGCGGTCGCGATTGCCAGGTACGCCTTCCGGGCATCTGCAATCACGACCCCGAAACCACCGTCCTGGCGCACTACCGCCTGGCCGGCACCTGCGGCATGGGCATTAAGCCACACGACCTGTTGGGCGCATGGGCCTGCTCCAGCTGCCACGACGAAATCGACCGTCGCACACGCCGTATCGACGCCGACAGCGCATCACTCGCACACCTGGAAGGCGTTATCCGCACCCAGGCAATCCTGCTGAAAGAAGGGAAGGTGGCCGCATGATTATCGGCATTGATCCGGGCTGTAGCGGGGCGATTGTCGTCCTTGACCGCAACAACAACGTCAGCGCCCACCTGAACATGCCGACGATCAAGGTCGGAACCAAGAGTCGCGTTAACGGCGCTGCCGTCGCCTCCTTTCTGCGTGATGCGATGCACTGCGATAGCTGCCACGCCTACCTTGAGCAAGTCGGGGCAATGCCGGGGCAGGGCGTTTCCAGCATGTTCACCTTTGGCCATGCCGCCGGCGTTGTGGAGGGCCTGCTTCAAGGGCTTGGGATTCCTTACACGCTGGTGACCCCGCAGGCCTGGAAGAAGCGTGCGGGGCTGATCGGTCAGGACAAGGACGCCGCGCGCAGCCGAGCCATCCAGCTTTATCCGAATTTGCGAGTGCTTGACCTGAAAGGCAAAGGACAGGCGGTAGCTGATGCGATTTTGATAGCCAAGTTTGGCGGGAGGGAACAGGCATGAGCGACAACAACGTCACCCCAATAGGCACCAAGACCGACCGGCTTGGCCATCAGCTGAACATGCACGAGGCCATGAAGGACGAGCTTCGCCATGTGCTGGCCAAATATACCGACCTCGACCTGCTGCAGCCCTTCATCAGCGACGCATTCGCCGAGATTGGATCTGAGGCAAACATGGGCCCGCTGGCCATGATCTTCGACGGGGATGAGCCTGCATGAAAGCACCAGACTTCCTGCACAGCGCCGCCGCCATCATGGATGAGCGCGGCAAGCAGTACGACCAGCCCAGCGGCGAACGGAGCATGGGGAAAACCGTCGCCGCCTTCCAAAACATCACGGGCAAGCGGATTACCGAGGCGGAGGGGTGGCTGTTCATGGAAATCCTCAAGAACGTGCGGCAATGGCAGAACCCGGAGAAGTACCACGCCGACTCAGCCGAGGATGGCGTGGCCTATTCCGCGCTTAAGGCCGAGGCCTTGGCCAGCCAAGTGTCACGCGAGCCGGACATAGGCCCTGAATTGTCACGCCAGCGTAACTCAGTCGAGGAGCAAGCCTAATGGTCGCCAGAAAGCACTCTGACGAAGATATGAAGGAAGCGCTGAGAGGGCGAACGGTTGCCGAGGCCGCCAAGCTGCTGGGGTTGCATGAGCGCAATCTTTACTCCCACAAAGCGCGGTTTGCTCGGCAGGGGTGGAGCCCAGAGCATGACATGACCAAAGTCGTGCCTGATGGCTTCCACCTCAAAGGCACATCAACCCTCTACGGCGAGGACGGGCAGCCCAAGCTGCAATGGGTCAAAACCAGCATCGACCATGAGCGCCAGCGCGAACTGTTCATCGCTGCGGCTGAATCCATGGCGGCTGAGCTGCCACAGGTCGAATCGGTCACCGGGCCGCTGATCACCCTGGCGCATCTGATGGCTGTTTATCCCATTGGGGATGCGCATATCGGCCTCCGTTCCTGGGGTGAGGAAACGCAGGGTGACAGCTGGGATATGACCGAGGCCGTCCGCGTGCAGTGCGGCGCCATGGCTGCACTGGTCGACCTGGCCCCGCCCGCAGAGCAGGCGGTGATCATCAACCTTGGCGACTGGCTGCACGCTGACAACATGGAAGGCATGACCAGCCGCTCGGGCCACGTCATGGATCTGGATGGCCGTTACGCCAAGATGATCGACGTCGGGATGATGGTGATGAGGCAATGCATCACCTCGGCACTGCGCAAGCACAAGACAGTGCGCGTCATCAATGTGGTGGGCAACCACGACGACACTGGGGCGCTCTGGATGAGCGTGGCCCTGCGCCACACCTACGAGAACGAGCCTCGCGTCCTGATCGACAAGTCGCCGGCGGCATTCCACTACATCGAACACGGCAAGGTGCTGATCGGCACCCACCACGGCCACACCTGCAAGATCGAACGTCTGCCCGGCGTGATGGCGGCAGACCAGGCCAAGGCATGGGGCCGCACCGAGTTCCGCTACTGGTACTTGGGCCACGTCCACCACCAGAGCGTCAAGGAATACGCCGGCGTCACCGTCGAGAGCTTCAACACCCTGACCGCGAAGGATGCCTATGCAGCATTCGGCGGGTACCGGGCGCGGCAGAACATGAAGTGCATCGTCATGCACAGCGAATTCGGCGAAGTGGCCCGCCATACGGTGAGCCCGGACATGCTCAAGGGGGATGCAGCATGAATGTATACAGAGACGCGGCACACGCAATCAGCCGGATCATGAGCATTGAGACCATCGACGGCACGAAGAAGGCCAGTTGGCAGCGGCAGTACCGGCCTGGCTTTGTGGAGGGTTCCGAGCCGGCCAATCCCTGCCCGCTAAGCGAGGGCGAGCGCCTGACCCAGGACAGCATGACGCGCAGCATGATCCACCGGGAGCTGTCGGCCGACCTGTGGCACGCGCTGGTGGCCAAGTACAGCATCAACGACTACGAGGTGGCAGAGTCCGTGCACTACCTGGTGCCGCGCGCAGTTACTCCAGCGCACCACCTGTTCCGCATGAAGTGCGTCACGGCCTGGGCGATCCCCAAGCGCCGCGGTGTGCAGGATGGCGTCAAGACCTCGCGCCGCGGGCTGCCGGATGCGTTCTATGACGTGAACACATGGGATGCTGACGGCACGCCAGATGGAAGCCTGCGCCGCTGGAAGCACATCACAATGGGCTGGCTTAACGGTCGCGTCGATGAAGCATTTCGCCAAGTAACCAGTCTGTTGGAAGAAAATGCCCTGATCGAGCGCGAGGCTGCATAAATCATTTGACGCGAAGCGAACAAGCGAACAATATATTCCTATCTTGCGGTTTTACCGCTTTTAAAAGCCCTGGCCTTCGCGCCGGGGCTTTTTCATTTCCGGCAGGCGAAAGACTGATAGGCCCTCCTGCACTACCCAAGAGGAAGCCCCAATGTCTCATCGCATGCGCTGCAAAATGATCTGCAATGCCGTAACCCCGAACGAACACAGCCGCGGTGAGCTATGCACCGTTCAGCTTGGGGCGGTCTATTCCCCGGAAAAAGAAACCGAGGACTACATCTACGGTAAGGCAACACCTTACGGCGAGTTCCGCGCAGGAATCGTCACCGAGGTGGCTGAGAAGATGGAAGTCGGCAAGGCCTACTACATCGATATCTTCCCGGCCGAATAAATCCGCTGCCCCCCCCCCCAGCGTCTTGCCGGCGTCACACCCGGCCTTTTTATTCCTGAATTCCGACACCCGTGCACTCGTCCTTGCTCCGAGCGGATGGCGCTGCATCGTGGTGCCGGATCTACATGCACAGCCCGGCCGGCGAAGGCCAAGGTCACGCCTATGAGAGCCAGAGACATGACAGAGCCAGCATCTACCGCATTCGGCGGAATCGCGCTGTACAAGCTGGGCGTGCTGGGTGCGTTCGCCGCCGTCCTGGTCACCATTGTGGTTATGGCCATGACGCTGCCGAAGACCGTCCGGGAGTTCGTTGTTGCGATGATCTGCACGGTTGTGTCGAGCATTGGCGGCGGCGCCTTCGTCATCCGCTGGTTTGAGCTACAGCACTTCGCAAACGACGACATCGGCGTGATTGCGCTGGCTGGCATCATCTTTGTTTGCGGCCTCCCGGCATGGGTCATGGTTCGCGCCTGGTTCGTCTATGCCGAGCTGCGACAGCACATGAGCCTGCCAGACATGATCCGCGAGCTTAAAGCGGTGGTGTGGAGCAAGACCTGAACCGAGGTTGCGTATGCAATGGCTGATACCTGTTCTGCTGGCAGCCGCTGCCGTCTTCTTCTGGGCGCTATCCCATCGCGCCACTGATGAGCTTGTAGCCTGGTGCCGCTTCCTTCTGGCCTGTTTCCTGTTGTTGCTGGCTCTGATCTATGCATTAGCCGGCGCTGCTCATGCATTGCTCACGTGATGTACATCGTTGGCACCGGCCGCGATCCCTTTGAGGATGTCAGCTGATGCCAGTAAGACCTCCTCGAATGTGCTCAGAGGCAGCGTGTGCCAAGCCTTCCGTCCCTGGTTCGCATCGCTGCAGCGCGCACAAGGTGATCGCTGATGCTCGCCGTGAGGTTCAGCAGAAAGCTGTTCATAAAGACTACAACGCCCGCCGCGATGAGTCCGATGCCTTCTACAAAACAGAGCGGTGGAAGAAGCTCGCGGCTTACTACCGCAAGTGCCATCCCGTTTGCGAAGAGTGCGATGCCGCCGCCAGCGACATTACTGACCACATAAAACCACGCAAGACCCACCCCGAATTGTCTTTGGAGTGGGACAACCTGCGTGCGCTATGCCGGCCATGCCACAACAGGGTTGGGGAGAAGGTTGGGCTGACCTCCAATCGCGCTTGACGAGCCTGGTGAGCAGGCTCCGCTAGCGGTGGGGGTGGGGGTGGGTCAAAAGTCTGGGCAAATTTAATCCCCGAACGACGGGGGGAGCCAAATTTTCGCACCGTCAAAATTAGAAAATGGTTTTTTGAGGATGCGTAATGACTAGAGGACGGAAGCCAACGGCTCCGCACCTCAAGGTTCTGGCTGGTACTGATCGCCCGGATCGCGAGGTTCCGGACGCCCCCGAATACGATCTGGTTGAAGACTTCCCCGAGGCTCCCCAGCACCTGAACCCTGACGGGGTTGAAATGTGGCGAAACCTCGGCCGGCAGTTGGTCAGCGCCAGAGTGCTGCAGGTCGTGGATCTGTATTCGCTCGAGCAGTTGTGTTTTGCCTGGCAGAGATTTCGGCAGAAGGCCAAGGCCGGCATGGAGCTGACCGCCTCGGAAGATGGCGCACTGAAGGCGCTGTTCTCTGAATTCGGTATGACCCCAGCCAGCCGCCGCAAAGTTTCGAGCAGCGGTGAGAAGCCGAAGGGCAACAAGTTTGCCAACAACGGGAGTCCTCGTGCGTGATTACGTCAAGATCGCCGTCGACTATGCCAAGGCCGCTGTAGCCGATAGAGGTCGCAAGAAGCACGGCAAGCTGATTCGCCAGGCTGCACGCCGTTTCCTTGATGACCTCAAGCGCGCCAAGAAGAAATCCTGTCCATTCATCTTTGATGAGTGGCACGCCAACGACCCATGCGACTTCATCGAGAAGCTGCCACACGTTGAAGGCAAGTGGGTAACTCCGACGATTGTGATGCACCCATCGCACGTGTTCTTCACCGTGCAGCTCTTCGGGTTCCGCAAGCGCGAAGCGACGCACATTGAAGGCTATGGCGATTTCCGCCCGCGCCGTTACACATCGGCGCTGTTTGCCGTTGCAAGGAAGAACGCCAAGTCCACGCTTGCCTCGGCCATCCTGCTGTACTGCGAATGCTGCGAGCCGGAAGAAGGCGCCCAGGTAATCAGCGCAGCGACCACATTCCCGCAGGCCTCGATCATCTTCAACACCGCCAAGAGGATGGTGGAGAAGACCGCCGATCTGCGCGAGGCCTTCGGCCTGGAGACCTGGGCCAAGGCCATCAGCCGGGCTGAGACTGGCGCAACCTTCAAGCCGATCCACGCAAAGGCATCCACGCAGGACGGTTTAAACCCGTCGCATGTGGGGTTGGACGAGATCCACGCGCACAAGACGGCTGACCTGCTCAACGTTCTTACCTCGGCTGCCGGTGCGCGGAGTAACCCGCTCTGGCTTTACACCACGACTGAGGGTTACACGAACCCTGGTCCGTGGGCCGAGATCAGGATGTTCGCCAAGAAGCTGTTGGCCGGTCTGTTCGGCACAACGGCCGATCACTTCCTGGTGGTGTTCTACGCGGTCGATGATGAAGACAAGTCGCAAGGCATAAAGCCAGACGATGAATTTGATGAGCGGTGTTGGATAAAAGCCAACCCGCTGATGGATGTGAACCCGCATCTGATGGCCGCCATCCGCAAGGAGGCCATCGAAGCCAAGCAGATGCCATCGAAGCTCGCTGAGTTTCGAATCAAGCGCCTCAACCGCCCAGCCTCAACCGCTGATGGTTGGGTTGATCTGAACAAGTGGCAGGCCTGCAGCGGCGAGGTCGATCTCGATTGGCTTCGCGCTTACCCCTGCTGGGGCGGGCTCGACCTGGCCAGCACCGCTGACCTTTGCTCGTTCCGCCTGGTATGGCTGGTCGATTGCGTTTATTACACCTACGGCTGGCGCTGGGCGCCGGAGAGTGCAGTTGCCTACCGCACAGAGCGCGGCACGGTCCCGTATCAGTCCTGGGTAGAAGCGGGGCTGCTCAAGCAAACCGAAGGCAACGTAACGGACTACGCGGTTATCGAGGCTGATGTCAGGTCGGTCTGCCAGGACTTCAATGTCCAGCTCATCGCCTATGACCGGTGGAACGCCAGTGACCTGGTAAACCGCCTGGTTGCCGCTGAGCTGCCAATGATCGAGTTCATCCAGGGGCCGAGGTCCTACCACCCTGCAATGCAGGCGCTTGAGCGTGCCTACATCTCCGGTGCTCTGGCTCATGGCGGTGATCAGATACTGAACTGGTGCGCCTCAAACCTGATCGCCAGGCGAGACGACAACCTCAACATGGCGCCAGACAAGAAGCGAAGCGCAGACAAGATCGATGACATGGCCGCGCTCCTGATGGCCATCGGCGTCTCATCGCTTGAATCCGAAGAGAAGGACGATGAGGACGACTTCATGAATGCAATACGGAACCCGATGATCGCATGAGCGCACTTACCTGCTTCATCCTGGCTGGCCTGCTTGGTTTCGGTCTGCTGTGCGCTGGCGTCTGGCTGCTCGCCGGTACGGGCTATGCGCTGCTGGCGGGGGCTGCCTCCATGTTCTGCATCGCGGGTTTTATTCGGCGGGGTATGACGGGTGGCTAAGTCTCTATTGCAGGCGCTGAACTCTGCCGCGCATCAGCCAAGCGCCAGCCTTGGGGATTGGGTTGGCAAGCCTATCCGTCTCAGTGATGGGGGCTTCTGGAGTAGCTATTTTGGCGGCCAATCGAGTTCCGGCAAAAGCGTAAACGTCGACAACGCCATGCGCCTTTCCACTGTGTGGGCCTGCGTGCGCATTATCTCCATGTCGGTCGCCGGGTTGCCGATGAACATTTACCGCCGCCAGCCGGACGGTAGCCGCGAAACGGCCAGGGACTTTCCGCTATACGATGTGGTGCACGCCAACCCTAACGAGGACATGACCGCCTTTCAATTTTGGCAATCGGTTGTGGCCTCTATGCTGCTTTGGGGTAACGCCTATTGTGAGATTCACCGATCGGCGGGCCGTGTAATCGCATTGGACTTTTTGCTGCCGTCGCGAGTCGAGCCTGAAGCAGACGACGATGGCCGGCTGACTTATTGGTTTACCCCAAAGAAAGGCCCGCGTCGCGAGATACGGCGCGAAAACATGCTGCATATTCCAGCTTTCACCCTGGACGGCAAGGTCGGTTTGTCAGCCATTCGCTACGGCGCTGACGTGTTTGGCTCTGCCATGTCTGCAGACGATGCGGCCAACAGCACATTCAAGAGCGGCATGATGCCCACCGTTGCCTTCAAGGTCGATCGCGTGCTCAAGAAAGAGCAGCGCGCAGAATTCCGCGAGTACGTTGAAACGGTTTCAGGCGCCCTTAACGCCGGCAAATCTCCGGTACTTGAGGCGGGCGTAACACCTGAATCAATCGGCATCAACCCAGTAGACGCCCAGCTATTGGAATCGCGCGGGCATAGTGTCGAAGAGATCTGCCGCTGGTTCGGCGTACCTCCCTGGATGGTCATGAAGACCGATAAGGGCAGCAATTGGGGTACCGGTCTCGAGCAACAGCAGTTGGCATTCCTGACCTACTGCATCATGTCGTACACCGCCCCTATTGAGCAGGGCGTAGCAAAGAAACTGCTAACCCCAGTAGATCGAATTACCTATTACCCCGAGTACTCACTGGAAGCCTTCTTGCGTGCAGACAGTGCCGGGCGCGCCGCTTATCTCAGCACTATGGCTCAGAACGGGTTCATGACCCGCAACGAGGGGCGGCGCAAGGAGAACCTGCCCAGCAAACCGGGCGGCGACATTCTTACCGTTCAATCCAACCTGGTGCCGCTCGATCAATTGGGCAAGCAGAACGAAGGGCAGTCAGTCAGGGCGGCTCTGCAGAACTGGCTCAACGCCGACCACTCCAAGGAGTAACCCATGCAGCTGAACATCAAAGCTGGGAGCATTCGCTCCGAGCTGAGCCCGCGCGCGCTCGAGAAATGGAACCCGGCCATCAAGGCCGCCGTTGAAAACACGTCCGACACCATCACCATCTACGGAATCATTGGTGAAGATTGGTTTGGCGAGGGCGTTACCCTCAAGCGTATTGATGCCGCCTTGCGCGCCATCGGCGACAAACCGGTCGACGTCTACATCAACTCGCCGGGCGGCGACATGTTCGAAGGCATTGCTATCTACAACCGCCTGCGCGAGCACAGCCAAAAGGTCACCACCAAAGTTCTTGGCCTGGCGGCCTCTGCAGCATCTGTCATCTACCTCGCCGGCGCAGAGCGCCAAGTAGCGAGCAGCGCTTTCCTGATGATCCACAACTGCTGGACCTGGCTCGCCGGCAACCGCCACTACCTGCGCGATGTAGCTGACGACCTCCAAGAGTTCGACGCGGCAATGGCCGACCTGTACGCCGAAACCAGCGGCCAGCCAGTGGAAGACATGGCTGAGTTGATGGACGACGAAACCTTCATTCGCGGCAAACGCGCCTTAGAGCTTGGCCTGGCCACCAGCCTGCTAACTGCGGAAGAAGTGGTCGAGCGGCCTGACCCAGAAGCCAAACAAGCCAGCGCCCTCAAGGCCATGGATATGGCCCTGGCCAAAGCCGGCATGTCCCGTACTGAGCGCCGCGAAATGTTCGCCACCTTCAAGCCCAGCACGCCGAGCGCTGCTGGCGGGGACACGCCGAGCGCTGTCCCGACCGACACGCCTCGCGCTGTCGAGCTGAACCTGGAACCACTCCCAAAGCTCTCCTTTCCCGCATGAGGATTTACGCCATGAAATTCCGTCTTTCTCCACTGTTTATGATGGCCGTCCTGGCTGTTGCTGCCCTGGTGCCGATTACTATCGGTGTCAGCATCCAATCCATTGTTGCCGCCGTTTCTGTAGTGGCCTTGGCCACCGCACTCATCCAGCCAGGCGCCAGCCGTTACACCGGTATGCGTGCCCAGCTGGGCAAGATCGGCGAAGCCGATATCGAAGCCGAGTACAAAGAAGTTCAGGCAAATCTCAAAACCGTTGGTGACCAGCTGAAGACCTACGCCGAGAAGACCGAAAAGGAAATCAAGGCTGCCGGCGAGATGCACGGTGAAACCCGTACCAAGGTCGACGAGATGCTGACCAAGCAGGGCGAGCTGCAGGCCCGCCTGCAGGAAGCCGAGCAGAAGCTGGTTAATGCTGGCACCCGCAACCAGCCGGAAGCCGCACCCAAGTCGGTTGGCCAGTTGGTTGCCGAAAGCGAGCAGATGAAGGACCTGAATGCGTCCTTCCGTGGTTCGCGCCGTATCGAGATCCCGCGTGCCGCCATCACCTCGGTGGATGGTTCCGGTGGCAATCTGGTTGCGCCTGATCGCCGCCCTGGCATTGTGGCCGCGCCTGAGCGCCGCCTGACCATCCGTGACCTGGTTGCGCCTGGCACCACTGGCAGCAACTCCATCGAGTACGTTCGCGAAACTGGCTTCACCAACAATGCTGCGCCAGTAACCGAGGGTACTGCGAAGCCATATTCGGAGATCACCTTCGAACTGGACAACGCACCGGTGCGCACCATTGCGCACCTGTTCAAGGCCAGCCGTCAGATCCTCGATGACGCTTCTGCTCTGCAGAGCTACATCGACGCCCGCGCCCGCTATGGCCTGCTGCTCGCTGAAGAATCGCAGCTGCTTTACGGCAATGGCACTGGCGTGAACGTGCATGGCCTGATCCCTCAGGCCAACGCCTACTCTGCCCCGGCTGGCATTAGCGTGACTGCCGAGCAGCGCATCGACCGTCTGCGCCTGGCGCTGCTGCAGGCTGAACTGGCTGAGTTCCCTGCCAGCGGCATCGTTCTCAACCCAATCGACTGGGCGGCCATCGAGCTGACCAAGGATGGCGAGAACCGCTACATCATTGCCGTGCCGCAGGATGGTACTGCTGCACGCCTGTGGGCTCGCCCTGTTGTGGCCACCCAGGCAATCGTGCAGGACGACTTCCTGGTTGGTGCGTTCAGCCTTGGCGCGCAGATCTTCGACCGCCTCATGGCCGAGATCCTGATCTCGACCGAGAACGACAAGGACTTCGAAACCAACATGGTTTCGATCCGTGCCGAGGAGCGCCTGGCGTTTGCCGTGTACCGTCCTGAAGCCTTCGTTACTGGCTCCTTGACTGGCAGCTAATCCACCCGCAACCCAACAGGGACCGGTAACCCGGTCCCTGTTCAGAGGTGTCTATGTCTCACGTTATCGCTATCGCCTTGCGTTCGTTTCAGCTGGGCAATGAGATCAAGTCGAGAAAGTCCAAACCATTCCCGCTGTCGCGCAATGAGTTCCTGCAGTTGCAGGGCAAAAACCTTGTCGCGGAAGCCGAGGGCGAAAAAGCCCCAAAGCCCCAACCTGGCACACCGCCGTCTGTATCGCCAGTGGGCCAAGCCTCACCCGCGAAGACTGCGAACAAGTCCGGCGCTGGCGAGAAGCCGAAGCAGGCCAAACCAAAGCCGTAGTTTGTGCCAACACCAGTTTCCGCATCGTGCCCTGGGCAGATGCATTGTTCGCCATGGATAGAGCGTGGTGGGCTGAGTACATCCCAGAGGTTCGCCGTGTATTTGCCGGCGAACTGGCAACCATGAATCTCACGCCCTACGGCGTAATGCCCTGGCGCTTGAAGGATTACCGCAACTCCGGGGCCGGCGCAGTGGCACTTGCCATCGCCCGCGGCGCTCAGCGCGTGCTGCTGCTGGGCTATGACATGCAGTACACCGGTGGCCGCCGCCACTGGCATGGCGATCACCCGGCAAAGCTGGGCAACGCTGGTGCAATTGCCAACTGGCCTGAGCAGTTCGAGCAGCTGCGCAAAGATCACCCAAGTATCGAAATCATCAACTGCAGTCGGGAAACGGCATTGAGCTGCTTCCCGCGTATGCTGCTGGAGCAAGCGCTATGAACCTCCCCGAGGTCACTGAAATACTCCGGACGAAGATCACCCCCGGCGACACCGTTGTACTGAAGGTGCCTTCACGCCTGAATCTGGAGCAACACGATCGGCTGCTTAGCTACGCCAGAGAAGTGTTTGTCACTCGCCTTGGGGCGGCAGATGTCGTGCTTTTTGACAGCGAAATCTCCATAGAGGTTTGCCCGGCCCCAGGCGTCTGACTGTGCTGATCCGTGGAATGAAAGGCCTCGGCGATTGCATTTACCAACGCGCCTTTATCCGCCAGTTGCGTGGCCCGGTGTTTCTGGAAACCCCATGGCCGGAGCTGTATCAGGACATGCCTCACGTGCGCTGTGTGCGCCCAGCCACTGAGCTGCGCACTCAGGCCAAGAACATCCAGCGGCACGCCAAGTGGGTCAGGCCGCCAAGCGGCTTGGGCACGCTGAACATCCGCTATGGCGGTGCCGGCATTTACAACGGCATGCGGAGCGCCTTCCGGGTGCAGCCCGGTGTGCTGGACTTGCCCGGCTTCGGCTCGCCACCCGTTACCGGCCGCTATGTGTTGGTGCGTCCGGTAACCGTGCGGGCCGAGTGGCGGGCGGATGCCCGCAATCCGCTGCCCGAGTACATCGCCGCCGCTGCCGCTGAAATGCGCCGGCGCGGCTACCAGGTGGTTTCGGTGGCAGACCTGCAGCCTGGACATGAGTGGGCGCTTGAGCCACTGCCCGCTGCGGATGTGCGCTACCACGCCGGCGAACTGCCGGTTGAGCAACTGCTTGCCCTGCTGCAGGGCGCCGCCGCTGTGATTGGCGGCATCGGCTGGGTAGTCCCGGCCAGCATTGCCGCCGGCGTGCCGGCCTGGGTCGTGTGTGGTGGGCAGGGTGGCTACAACGCGCCAGAACTGATCACCGATCGCGCAATGAAAACCAGCCAGCTGACCTTCGCTGTGCCGGACAACTTCTGCCGCTGCACTGAGCGGCAACACACCTGTGACAAGAGAATCGCCAACTATGACCAGCGCTTTGCCGAATGGGCTGACCGACTGCCTGCTGTGGTCTGAAGAGCTTGGTATGGGCTACCACCCACGCCCGCCGATGGATTACAGCGGCCCCTACTTCGAGAAGTACCAGGCCCTGGACGCCACCCCGATGGGTGCCGAACTCACTGCCGCCCGCGTGGCAATGGTCAAACGCCACTATGCCGGCGGTGTTGTAGACATCGGCATCGGTGGTGGGCGCTTCGTGCTTGATGCAGATGGTTGGGGCTACGACGTGAACCCCGAGGCGGTGGCGTGGCTTAAGTCGCGCGAGCGCTATTTCGATATCTACTCCAATCGCTCCGGGGTGACAGAAGCAATATCCTGCTGGGATAGCCTCGAGCACATACCCGATCCAGAGACCCTGCTTGATCAGGTGGGCGACTGGGTTTTCGTCTCCATGCCGATCTACTTCAGCCTCTCCGATTGTCTGGCCAGCAAGCACTACAAGCCTGGCGAGCATCTCTGGTACTTCACACAAAACGGCCTGATCGCCTGGTTCGCCCGGCAGGGTTTCGGCTGTGTCGAGATCAATGAGCGCGAGTCCGAGCTGGGCCGCGATGGCATCACCAGCTTCGCCTTCCGCCGTTACCGCTGAGGTCTGCCATGCCAGTACCAACACTCGCCCAGCTGAAGGCCCACCTGCGCATTCGGCATGACGCGGAAGATGCTGACCTGGAGGACAAGCTCGCGGCCGCTATCGACTATGCCGCGCAGTTCATCGGTCGCCCGATCCCCTGGAAGGACGAAGCGGGCGCTGATGTCGACGTGCCAAAGAGCGTTGGCCTGGCCATCAAGATCATCGCCGCCGAGTACTACGCCAACCGGGAAGAATCGCTGGTTGGCACTAGCTACACCAAGATACCCAAGGCCGAAAACATGCTGCACTTTTACCGCGTTGGCTTCGGCGTATGAGAACCGGCCGGTTTGATACGCCTGCAAAGCTGCTGGTGTTGGATGCCAACCTTCAGGCCTGCCAGCTGGACTGGCTCTGGTGTGGCATTCAAACCAAAGAAGCCGGCGACGTTGCGTATCCCACCGGGCTGCGCAACCCCGCCAAGGTCACCATCCGCACGCACTGGGATGATCGACTGCGCCAGGGCCGTTACCTGGAAGCCGATGGCCGCCTGTTCCATATCGACAGCGTCCGCGACTTCACTGGCAAGCGCGCCGAGTTGGCCATCACCGCCACCGAGTTTGTAGGCGAGTGCGGCGCGGCCATCCACGAAGGCCACCCACCGCGCCCTTGTCGCGTGTTCCTGCTTCACGATGCGCCATACCGTGACGAGATGGGCCAGGCCACCAGCTACAGAACCCGGGCCGAAGTGGCCTTGATTGAGGCCGGTCGCCTGCAGGCCGATAGCAGCCAGCTTGAAGTGGGTGGCGTGCTCTACAACGTGATCGATTACGCCGATGAAAGCGATGACGGCATTGTGAGGGGGCTATGGCTGGAGCCGGTGGGCTGAACGTAAATGTGCGGCTGATCGGTGGAGAGCTTGCCCGTCGCCAGCTCGCCGAGCAGGGCAAGAAGATTGATCCGGTTATTCGCGCCTCACTCAACAGCACAGGAACCAAAGCCAGAACAGAGCGTTACATCAACCCCATGCGCGGCTCCATCAAGCCCGCCCGGCTGCGTAGCGCCATGAAGGTAAAGCGCGCCAATACCCGAAGAATGGAAAGCCGCATCATCCCGTCTTCATCCGGAATCACCTTGCTCAATTACAACACCTGGGGCTACGACGCGATTGACGCCACGCGTGCGCGGTTATGGGTGCGCGGCCCGAGTGGCCGCAAGGTTGCTGCCGGCTTTGTAAACCCAAACAGCGCCCAGCGCCTGCCCTGGGATACGCGCAGCAAGCGCGCACGGCAGAACAAAGCAAATGCATGGGAGCACCGGCGTTTAGCCATGGGCCCCAGCGCTGCCTACTGGTTCAAGCAGTTATCGGGTACTCAGACCATCCGCTGGGTGAACACCTACCTGCAACAAGAATTCGCCAAGCGCATGCGCAAAGAACTGCGCCGAGGTTGACCCATGCCATACCCCATAAAGGCCAGCGAGGTTTCTGCCTCGCTGCGCGCCCGGCTGGAACAAATAAAGCCAATCAACGGCTACTCGACCGATCTGCAGCGTGTGTATGAGCCGGATGAAAACGTACCGGATGGCGCCCCGAAACCCTATTCCTTGATCCGTCCAGCCAGCGATACGCGCACCGGCATGGCCAGCAGTCAGGCCACTCGGCTGCGGCAGTTCGAGATCGAGTTTGTTTTCTCAAAATCCGCGCCGCTCAGCGCCATGGATGCAGTGCACGTTGATGTGCTGCGCGCGCTCGGCATTGGCCAAGACCTTTATGAACGCATCTTCCCAGGCCTCATTGAGGACGAAGACGAAGCCACCTGGCGCTTTGCCCAGAAGGGCGAAACCACCCACAGCATCACAATCACCATCGGCGTGACCTACGTCGAAACCTACAACTGACGGCCGCCGGCCAGGAGAACCCCATGAGCCAGATGCTCCACACTCAACTCTTTCGTGGCCCCGTGGGCGTTGCCCTGTGGCCGGGCTGGAACTTCGAAGAAGTGTTCAAGCTGCAGAACGTAACGGCCGAGCCGACCACGGAAGAGATCACTATTCCCGATCCGACCCGCATCGGCTTGCCGCCACTGGACAGCCTCACCTCCACCAGCGAGATCGTGCTGAACGGCGAGGCCGTGGCATTCAACCCAGCCGCCGCGGCGATCGCCATGTATGGCTCCGTCACCAAGGTGCCATCTGGCAGCGTGGTCGAAGAAGAGCATCCTGCTTACATCGACCGCACCATCATGCTGGCGCACATCCCGCTCGAGGTAACCGCGGTTACGGCAGACGGGGTGTCCGAGCCGTACCAGCGCAACATCGATTTCTCTGTCACTCCAGGTGGCATCCGCATCCTGATCGGCGGGCGCCTGGCTGAGGACATTGCGGCCGAGAGCGAGCTGATGCTGCCGATCAAGGTCAGCTACAGCTATCCGACCATCGACCTGATCAAGCCCTTCACCGTTGGCCAGAAGTACTACCGTGTGCTGCTCAGCCAGATCAACGAAGGTGGCAACAACGAGCGCCGTCGCATCCAGTGCTTCTACTGCCGCATTGCGCTCAACGGCGGTATCCCGCTGAATCAGGGTGCAGAGTTCGGCACCATCCCCGTACAGATCCGGCTGCTGGCAGATCCCAATATCACCGATATCGGTGAGGCTGCAATGTGGCAGTGGGAAGTGGAGGACAAGTCCGCCGTCTAAAGCCTGCCCAGACGAACAAGGCCCGCTTTTGCGGGCCTCGTCGTTTCTGGGCATCTGTTGCAGGTTCTATATCGTTGGCTGGCAACCTCTACCTCGGCTGGGCTACAGTCCTTCCCATATCAATTGGGAGGGATTCCTCTATGCAGTGTCCGGTTTGTGATCATGAGGCAGCAGCGTCTGAATTCGGTGATCCGGCTAAGTGTCCGGCTTGCGGCGTTTATTATGAGAAGGCGCTGGCGAACAAGCGAAGACTGGAAAGCGCTTCAGAAATTTCAATTGATAAATCTGGAAAGCCAACGGTTTCAGACAATTCAAAGCGGAAGGCAGATCCGGAAATTACAAGCGCTGGAGTGGCGTCAAAGATAACTTTCTCTGATTGGATTAACAGTAATCCACATATGAAGATTGTGGGTGCTTTAGTATTAGGTTTAGTTGTAGGTTATTTTTCAGGCCGAGAACACGTAAAGTACGAAATTAAAAGCGCTATACAGAATTCATTTAAAGGGTTGGCTGGCGCATTCTCAGGCTCGCGTGAGGCTGACCCCGTAAAGCCTTTGCAGAAGGCGCTGGCTCCTGGCGTAGTGAGCGCAGCATTCATCAGAAAGGACTTTACTGAAGGTGAGTATGGTCAGGGTACAATTGATATTGTTTTAGATTTCAAAAATGACAGCCAAGAAGATATTAGAGCCTTTGACGGAGTCCTTCATTTTACAGACCTTTTAGGAAACGAAATTATCGACTCCAATGTTGCTGTGAATGATCCTGTGAAGTCCGGTAAAATACTTTCTTGGATTGGAGGAATAAAATACAACAAGTTTATTGATCGGCATAACAGTTTTAGATTTGCAGAAGAGGGTAATATTAAGCTCAGTTTCGAACTGAAGAAGGTTCTCTATGCAGACGGAAGATTGCAAGAATATTGAAATTAATTAAAACCCGCTTCGGCGGGTTTTTTATTACCTGGAGAATGGCATGTCAGAGCTTCAAATCCTTTTCCCGGCGACTGTTTTGGCTGATGTGAATGGCCGGTCGGTAGGAATAAAGCCGGTGCAGCTGCGTCACTTCGAGGTATTTGGCAAAGCCTCAGCGGAGCTGATGGCGGCGCTGGCCAGCCCGGCCCCTGGCGCGGTGCTGCTGTATGCATCCAAAAACAAAAACCTGCGAGCGATCCTCGGCCGCGCAACCACCCTCACCGCGTGGCAGATCTGGCGTTTGCCGGCAGCTGTAGCTGTTGAGTTGATGGTGCATGTGGTGCGGGTGAACGCCAGTTTTTTCGACCAAGCCCTGATAGGACTGGCGGAAGTTCTAGCTGGGCAGGCATTACGCAACAACTGATATCCGCGGGCCACGCCTGGGCTGATATTCAGAGTTATACCCTGCCGCAGATCGAGGGGTTTATTGAGGCTGTGGCAGTCGGCAAGAAGGATGCGCTGCGAGATGCCGCGCTAGCCGTTCGCGCCGCTCGAGCATCCAAGAAAGACTTCCAGAAGCTCATGAAGGGGCTGGGTTAATGTCAAATAAAATCACCACCCAGCTAATCATTGATGGCAAGAACAAAGCTGGCGCTGCCTTCGCTGAGGCCGATCAGCAGCTGAATAAAATTGGTCTCAGTGCTAAAGCCGCTGGCACCTACATTGCTGGGGCGCTTTCTGTTACGGCGCTGGCGGCCTTTGTTAAAAACAGCATTAATGCCGCCGATGCCGCCACCAAATCCGCCAGCGCTGTGGGGTTGGCGGTAGAGGAATACACCGCACTTACCTACGCCGCGAAGCTGGCTGGTGTTGGTAGCGGCGAACTCGATGCCGGGCTTTCTAAGCTGAACCGCACGATTGATGCGGCTGCCAATGGCGGCAAGGCGCAGGTTGAGGCCTTCGACCGCGTCGGCATATCGGTTGTAAACGCCAGCGGCCAGATCAAGAGCAGCGATCAGGTATTGGCTGAGCTTGCCGATCGCTTCCAGCAGATGCCGGATGGCGTGCAAAAGTCCGCCATTGCCATGGAGCTGTTTGGCCGATCCGGCGCCAAGCTGATCCCGCTGCTTAACGGCGGAGCTGAAGGCCTGGAAGCGCTGCGCAAGGAAGCGGAAGCCCTGGGCCTGATTATTTCGGAGGACACCGCCGCCAAGGCGGAGGTGTTCAACGACAACATAACCCGCCTGGGCGAGGCTGGCGCCGGCGCCGGCAACCAGATTGCCGCAGAGCTGCTGCCTTCGCTGGTTGATCTTTCCCAATTGCTGGTTGATGTGAACAAAGAGGGGGAGGCCGGGAGGGTTGTAGCCGATGTGCTTGGTGGTGCCCTTAAGGTTCTGGCAACCGTAGTGCTGGTGGCGGCTAATGGATTTGGTTCTCTCGGGCGCCTTATAGGTGCTTCTGCTGCGGCGGCGGTATCTGTTGCTAAAGGTGAATTCACCCAGGCGGCCGACATTATGCGCGAGGTGGGTGAGGAGAACGCGCGCGAGCAGGGCCTGATGATCAAGCGGGTTAAGGATCTTTGGTCAGGCGCCGGCGAGGCCGCAACCCAAGCCGCCGTTGAGCAGAAGAAACAACAGCAGATTATGGTCAGCGACCTTAAGCAGACCACCGAAGCCATGGGCGAGCAGCTCAAGAAACAAGTTAAGGACGCAAAATCCGCGCTAGCCGAGCGAATTAAGGCCGAGCGTGAAGCAGCGAAACAGTTAGAGGATGCCAAGAAGGCCCAGCTCGATACCGAGAAGCGTTACAGCGAGGCGCTGGCCAAGCTTGGCGGTGCCGGCGGTGACCCTTCCTACGGCCAGGCGCAGGCGCTAAAAGTTTCAGCCCGTGCTGCCTTGGCGGGTGGCGATGTAGAGGGCGCTAAGAAGCAGGCCCAGGCTGCGCTTGAAGTGCTAAACCAGCTGGCCGCTGCAGGTGAAAGTACATACGGATTTGAAGGGTTCATTCGCGAGTTGCAGGCGATCGAGCAGTCAGCGGATCAGATCAACGTAGACAAAGCGCAGGCCAGCTTTAACAAAGCCGAGGAAGATGCCAAGCGGCTGAAGGTGGTGCTGGACGAAGCCAGCAACGTCAAGGTTAGCGTAGAACTTCCCCCGGAAGAGATCGCCCGAATCAAGGGCGTGATGCAGGCGCTCGCCGCTGAAATCAGCAATTCGATGGTGATTACCCCAAAAGTCGCAATGCCACAGGCCGGTCAGGCCGATGAAGATGGGTATGTGTTTGTGCCCAACCTGCCGAAGCCGCCGGGTTTTGCCAAAGGCACCAATAGTGCGCCGGCCGGGATGGCATGGGTCGGCGAGAAAGGCCCCGAGCTGGTGAACTTCGCAGGCGGTGAGCAGGTGCTCACTGCCACCGCATCGCAAAATCTGATGACGCGCCTGGCCGGGCTGAACATCCCTGACTTTGGTGCGGGAATTTCGGAGGCCGCGGCAAGCGCCGCGCCGTCAATGCCAAACCTAGGGCGTGTTGCGATTGAGATGGGCGGCGAGGAAGTCGGTTTGTATGCCAGCCCAACTGATGCGCTCAACCTCAAGCAGCTCGCCACAAAATTTGGGCGCTCGCGCCGTCGCTGATATCAGCCCGTCTAATGCGGGCTTGTTCGCCTGGAGTTTCCTGAATGGCATTCGCACTCATGCTCGGCGGCGTTGAAATACTGCCGCATGCCGGCACGCCGGAACCTGGCAATGATGAGCTTGGAGGCAGCACAGTGCTGCGGCTTAGCGATGGCACTGGGGTGAAAATGACCCGCTGGGAGAAACTCATATTCACAATCGGTGCTTCAGGCTTTGCCCCCCCAGGCTTAGATGGCCTGGACTATGGATCGCCGATGGAGTTTCGCAGTAACCATCCTGAAACGATGCAGTCTACGGAAAGGGTATTTTCATTGATCAGCCCTGCTCGCCCAGATCATGCCCCGTGGGGCTTTGCCCTGGTTGATGAGCGGCTGCAACGAGCCCCGGTTTCTATTGAAGGTTCGATCGTTACCGTTGCTGATGTGCCTGGCGCTCGCCTTTACCAGGTGTGGTGGTTCCCTGTGTATTCCGTATTTGCCAAGCGCCCGACCAAAACCCAGTCACCATCTAGTGGGCGCTGGACTTGGTCTATGACGCTTGAGGAGGCCTGATGATCAACGCAGGCCCCATTAACAGCGCGCCCCTGAACAGCCTGGCATATGTAACCCCTGACTTCCCTGACCATGACCCTGGCCCAGAGCCTGGGCCGGACGTGCCTGAGTATGTGGTGCGTGGCTTTGGCTTCCAGTGGCGCCTGCGGGTGATCGTTGGCGGCGTGGATATGAGCGACTTGCTGACTGGTACGGTGACCATCGACCGTGAAGAGGGAGCTGCTGCGATCGCGCAGCTGCAGATCTATGTAGCGGATAGCCCGGTACTGCCGCTGCAGTGGCTGGGTCGTAGCGTAACCATCGACTACATCAGCAAAAGCCTGGGCGTGATCACTGAAGTGCGGCGCTTTACCGGCAGCATTATCGATCCGGTCTGGAGCCCTGAATCGCGGCTGATGACATGCGAGTGCAGCGACCGGCTACAGCAGCGGGTTGAGGCGTTGAGCGTTGCGACGATTGATGCGCTTACGCTTGGCCTGTGGTCGGCTGATGTGCACGAACCTGTAGAAGGGCGCAGCCGCTGGGACTATGCCCTGGAGCGCATGGAGAGCCGCGCAGCCAGCCTGGATTGCTCGCCGAGTGGTGAGCTGCGTACCACCAGCTGGTTGCCAGTGGCGCCCAGCTTCCACTTTGGCCCGGGCACTACGCTCGATCAGTCGGTCGATGTGCAGCTTGCTCCGCTTTCAGGCGCGGTCAATCGGGTTGAGATTGAGGTGAGCTACCGCTACCCGCGGTTGTGGCAGTTCAATGAGACCTACACCTGGACGCACCCAGACACCGAGAACATCGGCGGCATTGGGGGCTTCTGCGCCTGGCGCGCGCGTAACAGCGAGCTGCCTACCATCGACATGGTGCAAGGGGCTGCGAACAACGCTGGCCAGGTCCTAGTATCGGCAAGCTATTACTTGCTGCCGCTGACCATGCCAAACCCCTGCGGTGATGAGGTGCCGTGGTTAAACACCGTGCCTGATTTGCTGCTTGGCGCCACCTGGACGAGCGCGCGCCGATGGGTGCAAACGGTTACCGAGACTTATCGGTTAACCCTGGCCACTCCGGCTGGTGTGTCGGCGGATGAGCGTGTGGTGCAGCGCACCGGCTACAGCCTGCAGATTGAAAGCCCGATTGCAGAAGGGTGGGTGGATGCCCTGAACGCGTTGGAGTTCACCGGCGCCATTGGTATCGGTGGGGGCGATTTGCCGGCCGGCAACATCGATGGAACGCAAGACCTCAGTGAGGAATCGCGGCGACGCTCCATGTTGGAAGTGGCGCTCTGGACTGCCCGGGCTGAACTGTACAAAGCCAGCCGTGGTGCGCGCGCTTTCTGGTCTGTGCCGACAAGCATGGCCATGGACGTTGACCTGGTGCATACGCTGTCGCTGGATGATCAGCGTGTTGTGGCAGACGGCAAGTGCGCGCGGATTGTGGATACCTTCGACCACCTTGCAGGCACAGCAATCACGCAGATCAGCATTGCCTTGATGAGTGGCGGCGGGGAGAGCAGCGCACTCACCGTGCCTGGTCGCCTTGGCCTGCCTGATGACGAGCAACCTGGCACTCAGCCGCAACGCACTTTGCCAACGCAGTTGGCCGAGGCGGGCGCCGACCCATACGACGATGAGCTGGATGGGTTTGCCGGTAACTACACATCGCTTGGCGCCACTGAGCAGTTCCCGCGCCGGCTTACCGCGCCGGCGAGCGAGCTGCCTGCTGAAGACCGAGACGAGAAGGTGTATGAGCTTGATCGCTTTTACAGCGTAGGCGTGCCCGAAAACACGTTGGAGATGTGACATGACCAACGAAGAACGCCGCCGGCGCAGCGGTGAAGCGGCCGCGGCATCGCGTGGTACTGGCGAAGCTGCTGCAGCCGCGCGCCGGGCGATTGAAAAAGCCAACATCGAGGCCCGCACTGGGCGTACAGCTGTTGAGGATATTCGCTCGCTGGCCAAGCCTGAGCGTACTCGCCAGAGCCTGAGGCCATTAGCGCCGGTAGGTGCGGTGCCTGCCACCCGTGGCCGTGCGGATTATCCGGCGGTGGGGCGCGGTGGTGCTGGCACTGGCTTCCCGCTGACCGAGCAGCCCGGCACACGTGAATACGCCCCCGATCCGGTCTTTGTTGAGACCTTTGATGGCAGCGGCTATTTCCGGGTGTTGGTGGCCAGCAAACTGACCTTTACCGATGTGGACGGCGCTACGGCGATCATGAACCTGGATGTGCCTGATGAGTGAATCTAGCCAGTGGCCGTTTCTGGGCAAGGTGGATGCGGTTGATCCGTACCCGTTCCACGGCCTGATCTATCGGGTGAGCGGTGTGGAGTGGTTGGACCCGCGTGATGGCCGGCCCGCAATTGAGGTCCCCGATACATGGGTAAGCCTTAACGCTAGCCCTCACATGCATAACTACAGCCCTCACCAGGCTGGTGTGTTGTGGGATATAGGCCGCGCCGACCCACCAGAGTCCCCTTTGATTGAGGCCGCCAGCGGCCGGTCACTGGGGAGGCGGGTGATGCGCGCCGGCGGCTCTATGCCAGTTAGGCTGGCCGATAAAACCCACCAGATTGAGGTGCTCTTGTTCCCGGAGAGCACTGGTATTGATTTGCGCCTGCAAGTAAAGGGCGACTCACAGGGCCCGATATTTGAAACCCTGACCATGGCTGACTTCGGTGTAGTGCTCGAAAACATCTACAGCGAGGAAGACCTCAATCCGATTTCCGGCACGACTGGCATGCGCCTCGGTGTGAACTTCAGTGATGCCACGCCGGATGGTGTACGCCGGCTTTATGCCGTGCATCTTGAGCGAGCGGGGGTAAGCATTCAGCCCTATGAGCTTGTGCCGGTGGGCTTCTTCGAAGTCACCCTGAGCCTGGATGAGGATGTGGTAGTAGGCGCGGTAGATGTGGTTGCTCAGATTGAGGATTGCCTGGGCACCTACACCAACACGGGCATGCACGACTACCAGCGCCGAAGCCCGCTATTTCCTGGGCCCTGCGCGCTTTCCTGGGAGCTTGTGACGGCCGGAGAAGAGTGGCGGCCCAATCTGGCAGATGCCGGTAGCGCGTCACGCACCAGTGCGCGCTTCGGGCTAGTGACTGGCGCTCTCTACATCGAAGGCAGCATTGAATACTTCACGTGCGATTACACGTACTCACATGATCTGTCTGGCAGCTGGTCAAACCCAGGCTATACCGGCACCGAGATAAGCCCCGGTGAGTGCAGCTATGACGGTAGCTCAAGCCCGCCAGCGATACCGGACACGATCACTCGCTTGGAAACCTTTACTGAAAGCATCACGGCCAGGTTTGGCGGCCACAGCATATCGGGTGACTTCACGGTAACCGTCACCGCCGGCGGCACTGGCGACGATGTAACGGGCAGCTCAGCGGGCAGCATTATGGGCCGCTCATATTCTGGTGCCCTGCCGTATGTTCCAACGCTCAAGTGGCTTTTCGTTTATCCGCCACCAGGTGGGCTGGTGTTACCGAGCCGTAATCGACTCGGTTTAAACACTGGCAGTCCCGTTGCCACCGCAGCGCTTCGCCGCAACCGAAGCTTCCAGGGTTTGGCGGTCGCATTTGATGACGACGATAACGGCGCGCAATCACCAATGCTGCATGCCACGGGTGTTTCCGGTGCCCAAGAAGACCTGGCCAACATTCGTCGCGATTCAGCATTTCGCCCGCTTTATGACGGTGCTCTATGCCCCATTACCCGCAACGCAGTGCGCGCCTGTGACCTGCCGGCTGACCAGTTGATACAGGGCTGGATTTAAACCTAGGAGTGTCCATGAACTTCATTAACAACTGGCTGCGGGGGATAACCCTGGAAGTCGGCGTAACCGAGTGCGCGCTGGATTTGCCCGATGGCACTTACCGCCTAACCATTGCGGACTCGGCCACTGCTTTGGCCACCGTGTGGGAGATTGTCGAGGCCGTGGTAGTGGATGGCACCGCCACGCTTACCCGCGGGATGGAAGGCACGCTGGAGCGCAACTGGCCAGAGGGCAGCGTGATCTATGCGGGCATTACTGCTGGCATGCTTTCGCTGTTTTCGCTGGGTGGTGGCGCTGAGGTTGTAACCGGTGAAGACCCGCCGGCGCTCGCGCCGCCCTCGGTTGGGGCGCTGTATATCGCGCCCGCTGGGCCCGCATATATCGCCCTTGGTTCGGACTTTCCGGAGCAATGGGCCCAGGTGCTTGGTGAGCCGGCGCCCTATAACTATGACGCCACCACTGCAGGCACCACCAATGCCGTGCCGCGCGAGGCCCGCGCGGCGCGTGTTGGCGTGGCAGACGGTTCAGCGGCTGAGGTTGAGTGCACGTTAGAGCTACCAGAATGGCCGGTTTTGCCTCATGGCTTTGTGATCGATGCCATGGGCAGCGCGGCCAACCCAATGACGGTGCATGTCGACCTGGCCGATGCACTGCCCGCCGGCGTGGTGGCCACCTACATTGGCGGCGAAGACTTCGACTCAGGCGCAACGATTAGCCGCGTCGGCGATGTGCTCACCATCGAGACCGATCACCCTGTGCGCCTGACCCTGGTCGGGCTGCGCTCATACCTTGATATGGCAGATGAACTTAACGCCGAGGTCAGCATTAGCCTCGCGCGGTTGCCCTATACCGGCATCACATTTATCGACCTGCCATAAGAGCAGGCCGCCCGGCCTTCTGCGGTCGCCAAAAACCATAATGGAGTAGCCAGCCATGCAGCCGGCCCGCCTAGACCTGCCTCTCGTTCGGGGTGCTACCAACCGCAAACCGCTGTGGCTGATGCAGCCGCAGTTCGTTTCACCTTCGCCGACCATTACCGAGATACACCGCACCGCGCCCCTGCGCATGACCGTGCCAGGCCATGGCCTGCCAGGCACCTGGCCGGTATGGCTTCGCGGGGTGTCGGGCGGTGGTTCGCTGAACCGCGAGCCCGGGCGCGAAGCCTTTTACATGCCTGATGTGATTGATGCCAACACCCTGGAATTCAACAACCTCGACGGCGTGGACAGCCGCGCTACCGGTGGGCGCATCACCTACCAACTCCCGGTTGACCTTGCCGGCTGCAGCGGGCGCTTGCTGCTGTGCGGCCCCGGCCACCAGCTTGAGCTGACCACCGCCAACGGCGGACTGGTGATTGAGGGCCTGGGGCAGATGATGATCGTGCTCACCGTAGAGCAGAGCAACGCCATCACCTGGAAGCGCGGCACCTATGACTTGGACCTGACCATGAGCGATGGCGACGTGATCCGCTGGCTGTCGGGTGACGTGACCGTCAGTGGTGGCTGCCATGGGTGATTGCTGCCCTGCGGTTGTCGTGGGCGGGCAACCCTTTGTTGTGGTGGTAGAGCCGCGCCAAGCGCCTGCGGTAGTGGTGGCGGGTGGGCGGCAGGGGCCTGCTGGGCGGCCAGGGCTTAACGGTGGCGAAACATTCCAGTTTGAGCAAGCAGATCCGGCAGCTGTTTGGACGGTGCCCCACAACCTGCAGCGCCGCCCCAGCGTCATGGTCACCGACCTGGCCGGCAATGCCGTGATCTCCGATATCCGCTACATCGACGACAACATCATCCAAATCACGCACGGCCGGCCTGTTGCTGGCTTCGCCTACTGCAACTAGGAGCGCCCATGAAAATCACCAATCACCTAAACGCCGATGGCTTCCGGGTTCAGAACCTGGCTGATGCCACTGACCCCCAGGACGCGGTAAGCAAAGCCCAGCTCGATGCCGCCGTGCAGGGCTGGAAGTGGAAAGAGCCTGTCCGGGCTGCCAGCGCTGCAAACATCACGCTCTCTGGTGCGCAAACCATCGATGGTGTGAGCGTTGTTGCGGGCGACCGGGTGTTGGTTAAGGATCAAAGCGCCGGCTCGGCCAATGGCATTTACGTCGCCGCCACCGGCGCTTGGTCTCGCGCTGCAGACTTTGACGCCGGCACTGAAGTGGTTGGCGCAACAGTCTTCGTTTCTGAGGGCACAGCCAACGGCAACAGCCAGTGGCACATGACCACTGATGGGCCAATCACGATTGGCACCACTGACCTGGTGTGGGCTCAGGTCGGCGGCGGTGCGAGCTATACCGCCGGCGCCGGCATCGTCATCAGTGGCGGGGTTATCTCCATCGATGACGCCGTGGTAGCGCGCAAGGTTAGCGCCACCATCGGCGACGGCACCGCTACCACAATTTCTGTTACCCACAACCTGGATAGCCGCGACCTGATCGTGAGCGTTAAGGAAGTGTCGAGCAATGCTGGCGTTATTGCTGATTGGGTAGCCAACACCGACGACACCGTGCAGATCACCTTTGGCGTTGCCCCAACCACCGGGCAATACCGGGTAACGGTGGTGGCATGAGGCACGTAGGCCTGCGAAGCGATGCTGAAGACATTGCTTCGCAGGAACAGATTGATGTGTGGGCGCTCATCCCTATCGGCTCACCATTCCCGCTCTGGACGCACCTCACCGGAGTAGCGGCACCGCCAACCGACAACCCGAACTACCGCTACATCAAGCTGACCGCCAGCGACAGCTACAACACGGGAGTGCTCACCAGCGAATCAGTCAGCGGGTCTGCACCGCTGGTGCAGGCAACTGCTGCGATTAGCGACTCTGGCAGCGCGCTGAATGGCCAGACGGTTCGGCTAATTAACACTGAGCGCCGTTTCGTGCGAGCTGGCTCAAGCGGGACTGTAGAAGCTGACGCAATGGAAGCGCACACCCACACCTACAACCAACCTGTAACCAACGGATTAGGCCCACCCGATAGCATTTATGCCCGCCCGAACGGTATTAACAATGGGGTAGCTACCGGTGGCGCATCCGGCCGGACAGCAAACGAAACCCGCGCCAAGAACATCGGTGCGGACTATTACATGAGGATTCGCTGATGCCCTATGCAGCAGATAACCGCATCAGTCGCGACCCAATTGAGGGCGGTATCGAAATCACTGAGCAGCAGTATTTCGAGGCCCTTGCCGGGCTGCTTGAAGGGTTGGTTGTTAGCATAGAGGACGGCTTTAATGTTGGGCCTGAGCCGGTGCCGGAGCCTGAACCGGTGCCGGTGCCGGTGCCTACCGAGCAAGAGCTACGCGCTCTCCGATTGCTCGCGAACAACGCGGGTTACGAGCTGGCAACGATGGCCATCACCGCAGACTACCCGCAGCTTGAGAAGGACACGTGGCCCACCCAAGACAAAGAGTCAAAAGCCTGGGTGGACGATCCAGATAACGCGCTCACCCCATGGATTGATCGTGCAGCTGCAACACGCGGGATTGATCGGGTGGAATACTTGCTGCGCACGCTGACAAAGGCGCAGCAGTTCGAAATGGTCAGCTCGTATCTAACCGGCACGCGGCAGAAGTATGAGGACCAGATCAAAGCGGGTGGCAACCCGGAACTGGACTACACAATACCGCTCAGCCTGTACGCCGAGATGCAGGCCCAGGCCGAGCTGATCATGAGTACGCCACCCGCACAGCTGCAGGAGCTTTTCTGATGCCAGCACAACTCGCGCTGTACAAAGGCAAAGGCCAGCGCGGCAATGCCGCTATACGCTGGTGGACGGGCAGCCAATACAGCCACTGTGAGCTGGTGGTGGATGGCTGGTGCTACTCCAGCTCTGTGATGGACAAAGGCGTGCGCCGTAAGCGGGTAGGGCCTGGCGCTGATGAAATCAGCCTGGGGGAAGATCACTGGGATCTGATCGAGCTGCCGTGGGCAGACGGCACCGCCATCGTGCGCTACTTCGAGGCCACTGACAGCGACGTTTACGGCTGGCCATCACTGATCGCCAGCCAGGTTTTCAACCGCAACCGGCCGACCCAGCATGCTGCCTTCTGTTCAGAGTGGTGCATGCGCGCCTTGGCGTTGCCGAACCCTTCGATCTACAACCCGCAAACGACTGGAGCGCAGTGTCGGTGGCTGACCGAAAGCTGGGCACTGCGCCTGGCTGCCTAAGGCTCGCGATCAAGCAGCTCGCTACGCAGAATCTTGAGGCCCGCCGGGGCGCAGATGTCCAGCCGCACATTGGTGCCTGAGTCGTTAATTTCGTGCACCCTGATAGTGAAGCCCTCGGCTAACTGCTCAGCAAGCAGCGCAGGATCAGCCCCTGGCGCGGTGATCAGTACGAACTCTTCGTTGAGTTTGCGGGCGATGATCAGTCCCATCGATAGCATCCTTGCATAGATAAGTGGGGGCGCCTTGCGCGCAATCCACAGCCTAGACCATGCCCGCCAAGTGCGGGATTTTTTACGCCTGGAGAAAAGTATGAGTCAGCGTGAGATTGATATTGATGTGCTTGCCCGCACGATCTGGGGTGAGGCGCGCGGCGAAGGTCAGGCCGGCCAGATTGCGGTGGGCTGGTGCATCCGCAACCGGGTAGAGATGGACCTGCACAATGACGGCAAGCCGGATTGGTGGGGCGAAGGCTATGCCGGCGTATGTAAGGCCCCCTGGCAGTTCAGCTGCTGGAACCGCAACGACCCGAACTCAGCCTACCTGCGCGGCGAGAAGCAGATCCCGGCGGCTCAGTTCATCCAGTGCCGTGAGGCTGCTGTTGCCGTGATCGATGGTCACCAGCCCGACCCGACCGGGAAAGCCACGCACTACTACTCCACCACTATGAAAACTCCGCCGGCCTGGGCTGCACGCGCTACTCGCACGTGCAAGATCGGCCGGCACATCTTCTCCAAGGATGTGCCGTGATGGGGGCCTGGCTAAAACTGGTCCCTTCCTGGGCGTGGCTGGCCATGGCCTGGGCGCTGTCCCTGGTACTGGTCGGAGGTGCGCAGCAGGTGCGGGTGGCCATCGCCCAGGTTGAGGCGGCGGGTGCGCTGACCAAGGCGGCCAACTCAGCTACGACCCTGGCCGACTACAAAACCGAAGTGAGCGAGCGTGACCGCAAGGCAACGCTGGCAGCCCTGCAGGAAACCAAGCGCCGCATAGCGGCAATAGATGAGGTACAGAAGGATGCCGAACAACAATTGGAAGCAGCTCGGACTGATGCTGCCAATGCTGGTAGTGCTCTTGAGCGGCTCAAGCTGCGCCTCGAAGCAGCTGAGCGCCGCAGTCGTGACGCCGGCAATACCATCACTGCCCAGCTCAGCGCGGCAGCAGAAGCCGATTCCCGAGTGCGTACCGAGCTGCTCGGCCGGCTTGGAGCGCTCGCTCAACTCTATGCTGGAGTCGCCGACGAGCGGGGAGTAGCGGGTACTGCGTGTGAGCGTGCTTATGACGGGGTAAAAGGGGGAGGGTGA